TCCATAATGTTTTACAGTTATATAAGCTTGTTGAACCTTTTCCATCTGGCAATAATTCTGTTCTTTCATTTTTGCAAAGGACAACTTTTGATTCAATTCCAATTGTTTGAAGCATTAAACGTATTTCCAACAAAAAATCTTTGTGAATACTACTGGCTTGAACACTTTGATTTGAATCGTTTGATGTAATACATCCATCTGCATCAAGATAACCTTCTAACCATCTTATTATTGTATTGATGTCATAATTTATTGGAACATCGAATTTTTTATTTATTTGTTTAGGCAATGTTAAATTAAGTATGTTGTTTTTTGTATCGCCACTTCCACATGATTCGTGGTCAATATATTGTTTTAATAATTTTTTTTCACCATATAATGTCAATCTTGGATAATCAAGTGTTTTTGAATAATTCTTTGTGGTTGTTCCATCTCCGCAGAAAAAACCATGTGTATATGGAAATTTAAATTCTTTTTGTTCAATATTTTTTATTTCATTTGGAAGATCCCATTTTATTAATTTATCGTTTGTTTTTAATTCAGATGCTTGAATTTTAATATATTTATCATTATATTCAACTTGTTTATAAAATTTATGTTCTGGCGTACAATCAATATGAACACCATTTGATAATTCTATTCTAATTAATTCTTTATTTGATCCTGTTTGTCTTATTGTTGTTGGACTCCATTCTTTACCATTCCAAACATTGACTTTTTTATCGACTAATTCTTTTATTTTATATTGCCCTGTTTTTGTTAATATATACGTATCTCCTGCAACACAAAGGTTACTTGATCGAATTGTTCCAAGATTTTTTTGATTCGACTTTTTATTTGCATTATCTTTAAATAAGAAATATGGCATTCCTGTTTCAATTTGACAATCCATTATATGAAAATATAATTCTCTTGCCTTTACTTGACGTTTGAATTTTCCTTCTTTCTCATATTTTATATATAATCTCTCAAATTCATCTCCATGAGTTGTACATAAATTTATTGATTCATCTGGGCACATTAATGACCATAACCCATCTGATTCTACTCTTTTCATAAATAGATCTGGTACCCATAATGCTAAAAATAAATCTCTTGCTCTGTTTCCTTCATCTCCAGTATTTTTACGTAATTCACAAAAATCGAAAATATCAGCATGCCATAATTCAACGTAGCACGCTATACTCCCATTTCTTTTTCCACCTTGATTAATATATAAGCCCAATTGATTCAATACTTTACATAATTTTATTATACCGTCCGATAATCCATTTGTTCCACGAATCAATGATCCTTTTGATCTGATTGCCGATAAATGAATTCCGATTCCTCCAGCCCATTTTGAAATTTTTCCTATCTTTGAAATTGAATTTAAAATACTGTCTAAACTGTCTTCAGCACCTAAAAGAAAACAGTTTTCACATATCAATCCTTCAACATTATATGAATGGTCATTTTCTACTCCTAAAGTATAAACATATTCTGGAGTTAAATCTGTTTCTTCAACTGATTCAATGCGAAGATATTTCATTTTATTAATAATTATTGGAGATGATTGATTTTTTGAATGCGTTTTCATTTTTTTATAACAATTTTTTAATCTATCATCTTCATAATATTTATTTGTTCTTTCTAAAATTTCTTTTATTTTTGGTATGTTTAATATAAATGGAATAGTCGATGCAAGTTTTGGCATTATTTTTTTTTGTTGGAATGATACATCAATTCCTCTATTCCTGCATAAATGATATATTTGATTTATAATATTTTTATTTGACATTCGCAACGTTATTACTGTATCTTTTAATATACATCCATCTGTTGTTATTAATCCAGCCATTAATGAATATATAATATCTGTTGGTAATTTAAACATAAAATTCGGTAATTTTTTACCAGCGAATCCTTTACCAAAAATTTTTTCCATAACAAATCCTAATATATTTGAATGAAATTGAATTTGAATCACATTTTGATTATTTATTTTACGGATGGTCGGTTCAATACCAAAAATATTTTTTCCTAATTTTTCAATTCTTTTTATTTCATTTTTATTTATGTTATGTACAGATAATGCAATACCTGCAGCAATTCCATTGTGCGTCATTAAATTACCATCTCCTAAATACATTCCAATAAATTCTGCAAATTCTTTATTTACTTCCCATTTTCTATTTAAATTTAAAGATCTTTTTTTTACTTGCACTGGAATTTTAACATTTGATAAATTTGAATGGGAAAATGATGTTGTTGAATAGACATAATTATTTTCATAATGATATTCTAATTTTGTTTTATTTTTATCTATATTTTTAAGATATGTACTCACGTCAATTACATATTTTTTTTCTTCTCCATCATAATTTGGAATTGCAATCCTACTTCCTGTTTTTAATTCTGAAACAGGTATCCATGCTGGTTCTTTATTTTCATCAAGAGATAAAAATTTATGATTTTCAGTAACTAAAATTTTTTTTGTTTTTGCAACGTTTAATTTCATTATTTTTCTTCCATTTAATTTATTCATATGTATTTGTACTACTTTTTGTGATTTACCAGTATGCGTAACAACTTCATCACCTATTTTAACATTTTGTATTTTTTTTATACCATCATTTAATGTAAATACTTCAGTATCTTCAACAAAACAACTAGAAAGTTGCGGTTTCTCTGTACCCGCATTAAATAATGTTGGAGTTGCGTGTGTAAAATACTTTTGTGATAATAAATGATATGTTTCAAATGCTGATTTTAAATCATCTCCATGAATTCCTATTGCAACACGCATCCACATATGTTGAGGACGTTCTATAATTTGACCTTTCTTATCTTCCTTATAATATGTTTTCGCTTTCGAATTATGAATGCGTAATAAATAAGATCTTTCCAATGTTCTAATACCGAAATAATCAAAAGTATAATCGCGACTAAGATCTATTTCTTTCTGTATTTTACTTGCATGTGCTTCTACTATACGAAATAGTTCATCACTTACAAGTGGAAACTGATCCCCATTTATATCGTGATTGTTATATACAATTTTAATTACATCTTTAATATGATCTGGTGTACATTTATGAAGTCTTTCAACACATAATCTTGAAGCCAATAAATTGTAATCATGATGGTTCCCTATTCTTTCAGCACAAAAATCTGACATATAATAATATAATTCATTCATTGTCATTTTAAGTGGTGCAAATTTAATAATATCTTCTACAATTGTATCTAATTTTAATATTGTTGATTTTACATCAATTTGGATTTTTTCTATATGGGGTTTTAGAATTGATTCCAAATTGTCTTTGTTAATTTCTATTTCGGTTTGAATTGTTTTATAGAGATCATTTAATTTTACCATATTATGATTACAAGATATTCTTTTATGCATATTATTAATTCAATTTTTTTTTTTTTTTAAATTAAAAATTCTTTAATTTAATATATGATCTTTTTATTTTTAAAAACTATACTTTTTTTATATTTTTTTATATTTATAAAAAAAAGTTCATATATCTATTAAATTATTTGATATATTGTTATTTTTATTTTTTTTCTTTTTGTTCTAATAATGAATTATATAAATGTAATATATGGTCATAATCATCATATATTTGTAATAATATTTTATTTATTTTTTTAAAATTTGATATATTTTCTTTATATTTTGCCTTATTTTTTATAAATTCCTTCTTTATTTCTAAATTTGATTTTGCCGAACTATATAATGCAATGTCAAATGGATATTGATTGATATTATCTTTTATATTTATATCTGCATTTGCTCTTATTAATGATAAAATTATATTATTATTATATCCTTCGCCATAACGGTCTCCTTCTGTAGTCGCGTAATGAAGTGCTGTTTTTCCATCAATTGATTGTAAATCAAGATTAGCTCCTGAATCTATTATTAAATTTAATAAATCATTATAACTATCATTTTTATTTGATAAACTCATTAATGCGGTTTCCCCCTTTTCATTAGCATAATCTATATTTACTCCAGCATTAATTAATATTTCTATTTTTTTATACATTTTTTTTTTATTTAAATTAAATGAATTACATGTTCTAATTAATACATTATCTTTTTTATCATCAATATTATTAATATTGGCTTTCGATTCTATTAAATACTTCAATGTTTTTTCAAATGAATCAATATTTTTATTACAATTTAAATCACATTTCCATCCACATATATCTAATAATGAATATCGTGAATCTATTTTATGATTCACATCTGCTTTTGCATCTATTAACATTTTAACTATTTTATCATTTGATATCGATACTCCAATACTTAATGCAGGATAAGTATATGATTTTTTTTCATAACCTATATTAACATCTGCTTTTGCATTTACTATTTTTTTGAGTATATTTATATCCTCTTCTTCTACTTTATTATTTAATTTATATTTTTTTTGTATATATATCATTTGTAATACTAATGCTGTAAGATTGGTATTTTTTACTTTAATATTGACATCAATATAATCATAAGAAAGTAATTTATCAATTGATTCAACACTCGATATCTCATTTTTATTTTTTAATGCAATCATTAACGCAGACCATCCCCCTTCTGTTGTTAAATTTATTTCATTAATACAATTTATTTTATAATTACTTAATAAATCTGGGTATTTTTTTGACAATAGCATTAATTTCATTAATAGTGATACATTCTTTTGTTTCAGTGATGGAGTTATATAAAATTCTTTATTCATATCAGGGATTGCATAATCTTTCGTAAATTGATCTTCTATCTCCATTTTTCATATATTTTTATTATTTTATTATATTTTAAATGTAATATTATATAATCATTATTTCAATTTTTTTGAAATTGAAATTTAATATATATTGCCATATATTCTATATAATATATCTTAAAATGTCAAGTAATAAATACCTTTTTTTAACTTTGATATTTTGTGTCTTATTTGTTACTTGGTCTATTTATATTATCAAAGATTTTAATGCGACATATGATGAATGTGGTTTAATTTGGCAGTATTTATTTTTAAATACCATATTCTATTTTGTTAATATTTTACAATCACTATATTTATTTCGTTATTTTCAACATTTTAATAAATCGTGTAAATCATGTTTATTATTTTTCAATCTGTTCTTTAATATTGTGTCAATTATTTGTGGAATTTTTATTTTCCTTTTTAATTCTGATCAATGTTTGAATACATATATTAATAAATATTCTGATATATGGCATTTATTTTTAGTAACATTTATATTAAAAAATATTGAATTCATTTCTATTATTTCCTTTGCAATTGCAATTGCATGTAAAAAAAGACCTCAGCCATATGAAGTAGTTTATAATACTGATCCATATCAACATTTATATGAAAATAATTTGATATACATTAGTTAATTTTTTATTCCAATAAAAATTGAATTATTTTTTATATAAAAATATAGTTATTTATATATATATTATGGATTCTAAACTAAATGAAAATAATTTAATATTGGTTAAAGGTAATGATAAAAACAAAATAGAAGATGAAAAAACACATGATATTGAACCATTATTAGATCCAAAAAATGCAAGGTTTACTATCCAACCAATTCAATATGACGAAATATGGGAAATGTATAAAAAACAACAAAATTGCTATTGGAAAGCAGAAGAAATTAATTTTGCATCTGATTATGATGATTTTTGTTCGCTAAGTGAAAATGAACAGCATTTTGTTAAAATGGTTCTTGCCTTTTTTGCAAGTAGTGATGGAATTGTTAATTTTAATTTAAGAGAAAGATTCCTTAATGATGTCCAAGTCCTTGAAGCACAAGTTGTTTATGGATGGCAAATGATGATGGAAAATATACATTGTGTTAGTCATAATACACAAATCTTAACTGATACTGGTTATATTACTATTGGGGATTATGTTAATAAAAATATAAAAGTTTGGAATGGTGAAGAATTTAGTGATACTATTATTAGGTATACTGGAGATTCCATTTTATATAATGTTGTATTAAGTAATGGTATGACATTAGAATGTACGCCAAAACATAAATGGTTTAGTAATGGTATTGTATTTACTGATCAATTAAAAATTGGAACTATTATTGATGATTATGATTTCCCAATTATTGATAATGACAATGACAATACTGAAAATAAAGACCCTGATACTTTTATGAATCCTTTTATTCATGGATATTATTGTGGGTCAGGCATGATTGATGTTTCAAATAATGAACCAATGATCTGTCTACATAATCACAATAATCATCTTTTCGATAAACTAAATTTAGATTTTAAGTCATGTGATTTTGAAAAATATAAAACATTTTATATCACTAATCATATTAATAAAAAACATTTATTTGTTCCTATTAATTATTCCCTTAAAACTAAAAATGAATGGTTGGATGGATTAATTAAATCTTGTAATGGTAGAATTTCAAGTATTAATAATGATTTTATTAAAAATGTACAATTGCTATTAAGTACAATGGGTAAAAAATCATGTATTACTAAAGAAAAAGATATTTTCTATGTTCTTGATATTGATGACGATGATACAGTTGGGGTTGTTTGTGTTAAAGAAATTGTTAAACTGAATGGAATTCACAAAACATATTGTTTCAATGAACCTAAAAAACATGCTGGTGTATTCAATGGTATTTTAACTGGACAAAGTGAAGTTTATTCAAATATGCTTACCAATATTGTTAAAGATCCAATTGAAAGAAATAATCTATTTAATGCCATTAAGACTGTTAAATCCGTAAAAAAAATGGCTGACTGGACTTTAAAATGGGTTAATACAGACGATTCCTTTAGTAAAAGAATATTGGCATTCGCTATTGTTGAAGGCATCTTTTTCAGTGGAGCTTTTGCAGCTATTTTTTGGTTGAAAAAATATAGATCTAAAGGTGAACATTTTATGAATGGATTAATTAAATCAAATGAATTTATTTCTCGAGATGAAGGTCTTCATTGTGATTTTGCTGTTATGCTATATGGTATGTTGAAAAATCGTCTCAGTAAAGAAGAAGTGCATGAAATGTTTAAAGAAGCCGTTGAAATAAGTTGCACATTCACGGATGATGCTATCCCTTGTAAAATGATTGGCATGAATCAAGATTTAATGAAACAATATCAAGAATATATTGCTGATAGATTATTAGGTATGTTACAATATCAAAAAATATATAATTCAATAAATCCTTTCAAATTTATGGAATCTATTGGATTATCTAAAAAAACAAATTTCTTTGAACATCGTCCAACAGAATATCAAAGTTCTAATACAAATGATAATGTTACTGGTAAAGATCTATTTGTATTAGACGATTTTTAAAAAAAAATGAATTTTATTTTATCCTGATAATTATATTCATTATATCATCATAATGCCTAATTCAACTTCATATAATACCGAAACAGGTATTAATACAGAAACTGGGTCATTGCCATCAGTCTTTGTATGTGATGGAGGTTTCTTCTCAAATGGTCGTTCAGCTATTTATTATAATGATACTATTAAAAAGTATAGCATTATTCTCCTTTGTGATAATATTATGTGCGAATATTGTCATTTTAATGAGTTGCAATGTATTAAATTAGATGAGCTTTTCCATTAATTTTTTTATGACATTCACAACATTAATGACTTTAAATAATCATAATTTGGTTTTTGTTCAAAAGATAAACTACGAGCATATTCATTATATTTGACAAAACATTCTGGTAGATCTTTGCATAATTTACGCATATTTGTACATAATTTGACATTCCCTATATTTTCTAAATGGTCTTTTCCTTCTATTTTATTCAATCCTTGCCATGGCAATGTTCCAATCAAAAAATATATCAACATATAAGATACTGATTCTAAATCATCTCTTCTTGACGGCTCTTTTCCCATATGTATATTTATACTTGCATATCTTGCAGTGCCAATCATTGATCTATCTGATCTGAAATTCATATGTTTCCCTTTTACTAAATAATTTTTTGATAAACCAAAATCCATTATATATAATTTATTATCTTTATACATAAAATTATTTGGTTTTATATCACGATGAATATAATGGGAATTATGCATTTTCTCTAATAAACATGTTATATCATATCCTATTTTTTTTATTTCTTCAATTGTTTTTCTTTTTTTATATATTATTGTTTTATCTAAACTTATATCTAGTAATTCAATTATCATTATATTAAATAATTGGGTTTCAATATATTCATAAAATTTTGGCAAACCTTCAGTAAATCCCCTTTTTTGCATATTAACATATATTTTACATTCATTGAATAATCTATTACTTTTTTTTTTCTCCTCTATTTTTGCTGCAAAAAATTCTTTCGTTTCATTATTTTTTACTAAATATACTTCTCCAAATGATCCTGTCCCAATCCTTTTTTCTATTTCATATTTATCTGGCATTTCATATTTATTCGGCATATATATTTATATTGTGTAATTCATTTATAATTTGTTACGCATTTTTAATAAAAAATATAATTTATATATATTACATTTTTTTTAATATTATATGTATATATAATGGAATTCTTCTCAAATTCTAGACCGAAATTATTGTCTAATAAAAATAAATTTAAATTATTGGATAATATAAGTGATACAGTGTATAATGAAACATTCTATTCTAAATATATTGCACATAATCTATTTGTTATTATTTTACTTTCTATTCTAGTATTAGTCCTATTATATAAATATTATACTAAAAAAGAAACTTTTAGACCGGCTTTTAATCCTACATTACCAATTTCTGAACAACAATCATTCGTCGATTATTTACCTGAAAAAGTTCCAGTTTATAAAAACCAAAAATTAGTTATACCACAAAAACCAAAAAAAATGCCCAAACTTGTATTACCTGATATTCCTATTCCTACAATTACAAGAAATGATTACACTGGACAAACTAATACTTATAAAGGTGCTCCAGATCATTTATTAGAACATCCATATGATTGGCCAAATAATTTTAATTCAAGCACCAGTTCAAGTATTGCTTATATGGTCGATCATAATAAAAGTAGTTTCTCCGAACTCGATAATATAATTGCGGACGATAATTATAATCTTATCAATAATCTTACTTAATTTTTTTTTTTCATTATTAAAATTATATGGATAAAAATAATTTGAATAATTTGGAAAATGAAAATATAAAAAATATTAAGGATATAAAGGATATTAAGGATATAAAGGATATTAAAAATAATAAGGATATAAAGGATAATAGGAAAATGATAATTAATAATGGTAATATTAATATCATTGATGAAGATGAAATTCATTATAAACCAAATGTTTCATTATTTTTAAATGGTGCTGGGAAAAAAGGATATTTGACATTTGAGGATACAATAAAGTATATCTTAATTAAAAATACATTATTATAATTTATTTATTTCTATTTAAACAGTATGGAGATATTGTTTGAATATATTATTATTACTATGTTTATCACATTTATGATATTATATGTTTCTGCACCTAAAAAATTTGTCGTTTATAAAGAACCTAATGTTAATACTACTAAATCTGATCTTTATGTTGATGATAATAAAACCTGTTATAGATATATTCGTAAAGAAATTCCTTGTCCTGAATAATTTTTATCTTTATATATATCATGGATTATAATATATTATTGTCAATTATTATCGGTATTTCGGTTGTTCTTGTTATAAATTATACTGTTAATGATACAATTATTATTGACAAAAATCAAAATTAATTTGTTACGCTATATTTTCCAATTTTATGCCACAAAATAAGTGAAACAATTGCTCCAACTATTGCACCATACATTGAATTAACAGTTTTTGTTGACGAAGATGATATTTTATATGTAGCCGATGATGTTACTACTATTATAAGTAAGTAAAAAATAAATATTTGCAATTCTTGCATATATTTATAGAATTATAAAAAAATATATTTTTCAAATATATATAATTATTTATTTTTATGAGTAGTGAAAATAAAAATGAAAATTCGCATGAAAATGATAATAAAAATGATTGTTGTGATTATTTTATTGAAGATGGTTCTTTTATGGAAAAAATTGATGTAAAAAATTATGTTGGTAAAAACGTTGAACAAATTGATTATGATAATTTTCAATATTATGATAATATTTGTTTTAATTTTTTTAGCGATTATAATGTTGATGATTTAAATAATAAAATAGTATTTAGAAATATAATTTCCGCTGTATTAAAAAAATATACAAATATAAAAAATATTTGTTTCAAAATCAATTCAAAAGGAGCAGACAATTTTTTTAGTGATAAGGTTTATGATTTTTTAAATAATAGTGATAAAAATAAACAACATGTAAAATCCATCGGCTTTATTAATCCAAATAATACTGATTTTGATGTTCATCATTTTATGAACTTTTTTCAAACATTCAATTATATTAAAAATTTTTCTCTGGATATTAAAAACGAAAAAGAATCGTATATTGAAATATTATTTTTGTTATTATCCTCTAAAAATATTGAATCTTTAAAATTTGTTTGGTATAATCCATCTAAATCATCGAATGAGTTCCAAAAAAATTTTAATAAATTTATAAGTTTATTAGATCCAAATAGAAACAATGAAGGACCAAATTATTCACCCTATCGAATATATAATCTAAAAAAATTAGATCTAACTTTTTCAAATAATTTAAAAAATACAAATATAAGTTTATTGTCTGATGCAATTAAAAAAAACAATATAATTAATGAATTTTCTTTTACTTTTAGACAATCTATTGAAAATACAAATTATATTAATCTTTTTTATAAATTAATTTTAGAAAATAAGGATAAAAATATTTGTATTAATTTTAATAATGAAAGTATAAATTCCAATAAGATTAATAATAAAATTAAAACAATTATTGAAAAATTATATCTTGATAAAGATTTAGAACACCAACTTTTCCAATTATTTTTAACTGATTATAAATTAATTAATGGATTATATGATTATCTTAATAATATAAAAATAGATACAAGCACTATAGTTGATAATAAATACAATGTGATTAATAAAATAATTCTCATTTATCCAGTATTTCTAAATATTTTCAATGAAAGAATAAATATATTTATTCATGATATATATTTTTCATTAAAAAATAATAATAATACCGATGATAATATAAAAAAAATTATTTTAAATAAATTACGTGAACAAGATTATATTAATAAAATACCAAAATTAAAAGAAAATATCGAAAAAATATATGATCAAACTATCGATAATTATAATAATTTGAAAAAAATAGAAAAAGAACAAGAAGAAAAAAAAGATGATTTTAATAGTTTAGATGGTGGTGGTGATTCCTTTTATAAAAAAAAGTATTTAAAATATAAAAATAAATACTTGAATAAAAAATTTAAATAAATTATAAGTTATTTCATGTCTTTTTCATATTCTAATATATGAATAAATCCATTATTTTCAGTATCTTCTATTATTTTTAATGTTTTTAAAATATCTGTTAAACATCCTATTTTCACTTTCCCGTCTCTTTCATCTTTTGAGTCCATATCAGGACCTTTATTTATTTCCATTATTTTTGGTTGAAGTTCTTTATCAAGTGCTATATCTGCTCCAAATAATTGAAAACTTATTTTATTTTTTAATTTACCATTACATATTTTATCCAAATATGGTTCAAATACATCTTGTAATAAATTATATATCCGTTGGAATATTACATCTTGTTTATTACCCAAATGTTTCTTTAGATCTTTATGCGTTAATGGATTATTTTTATAAATTTCACGATCAATATAACCAGTCGTTATATTAGTATCAAATTCTAATGAATTTTCTTTATATAATTCTTTTGTATAATATATAAATCCATCATCATATACGTATATATCTATTTTATTTATATTACAAATAACTAATACATATACTCTCAAATTTATTTTTCTTCCTGATATTAAATATGGATTTTGTAATAATTCTTGCACTATTACATGATTATCAGAATTTAATATATCATTTAACGAATTTGTTATTTTTAATCCTTCTTGTCTTTGATTATTACTTTTTAATATATATATCTTATTTTTATTAAATTCTCTTTTTATTTTATCTTTTTCCGTCATCAATAAATACGTCATTGGAGCCATTGTTAGTGCTTTTTTTAAACCATGAAATTTCATTATATTGTCCCATAATTTATTTTTTGCCACAATTATATCAACATTATCAATTATAAAATAATATTGTGCGTCATCTGGCATTTCATTTATTTCTTTTATTGTATCATCATATGTACATGGAAAATATATTTTTGCATTCTTTTTATCATTTTTTATATTATATTTATCTAATACTTTTTGCAAATTCTCTTGTATAATATATTTACATTTATTTCGATTCCATGTTATTTTATTTTCTGTAAAATTTTCTTCCATATTCTTTTTTTTTGTCATTACAATTAATATTAATAATATCAATATAATTATAAATAGTTTTTTATACATATATTTTTAATTTATATATTTGTTTATTTTATTGTATTTAATTGATGTAATTTTGTACAATTTTATCATAAATTTCTTTTTCAATTCCCAATGATACAACTATTTTATTACTTTCGAAAGTTGATTTTAATTCTTCAACTGCTCGTACCATTCCTATATATGTTTCCAATCCTCCATGGAATATTTCACCTGGAATTGGTGCTAAATGCAATCTTTTTTTGCCATCAGATCTTTTTATACAATTTGTTATAATATCAACATAATATTTATTGATAAATAATATTATTGAAAGTGTAAAAACCGCTTTATCATTTATCGTATTATTTAGATCTTTTACTTTATCATTTAAATATTTATTTATATTATCTTTATCATGTTTGGGAAATAATAATTCATTTCTGTTAAAAAATTTACAGCCTGTTTTTCCTCTCCAATCGATTCCTAATATATGATAAACACCTCGTAGATTTCCATAACCAAAAATCCTTTTTTTATCTTGCAATTCATCAAGATCAACAAGAACAACACTTCCGACTGGTAAATACTTTTTCTCTTCCTCTTTCATAAAAATAAAATACGTTTCCGGCAATAATTCTTTTTTACTTCGTGTTGTTTTACATTTTTCATCAGGAAAATAAGGTGTCGAAATTAGTTCTCCATTTTTATTTGGAAATAATTTTGTATCTATATTTGCAATTGCGCCAGTTGTTCCACTACCATTTGAATCCATTCTATCATTTGCACCATTTGTTATAAAATAATCTGCTTCTTTATCTTTATAAAAATATTTTTTTCCAATATCAGTATCTGGGTTTGATGGATTAAATGGTATAAATAATATATTATCGTCATTTTCCAATGATTTTTTAGATTCAGATAAAAAATCAATTGGTGTTTGAAAAGTAAATGTTGTATTTTTACTACCTAATAATTTTAGATTATCCAAATAACTATTAATTTTTTGTATTGTTTGTAATATTAAATTACTCATATTTTATATAAAAAAATATTATAAAAAAAAAAATTAAATGATTTTTAATATCTTTTCTTGTGAATATTGTATCGTTCAATTGATATTAAAAAAGTAAAAAAAAAATAGTTCCTAAAAAGATTACAATATTCATATAGTAAATAAATCTAAAATTGGAAAATATAACAAATATAAAATATGGCAATATTAATGATTTATTTTTTAACTAATTTGCGTACTTGAGCAGTTAATGAATTCATTTCAGCTGTTACTCCTGCCGGTGTGGATGGATTTTCTTGTTGTGTAGAACTGCAACAATTGCAGTTTTCTTTAAAGAAATAAAATGCTTCTTTGACAAAGGCGCCGAGTTTTTGTGCATTATCAACATATAATATCAATGCCTCTAATGCAAAATATAATATTTCTCCATTAGTTTGATTTGTATCATTTTTTCCTTGAGCCCATTTAACAAAACTATCTTGATTTAAAGAAATTACTAATAACATAATATAAATTAGTATTCTAACAATTGCCTGTTGAGTTTCAACACTTGCATCCATTTTTGGGACACCGATATTTTTTAAATTTTTAAACGATGTTACAGCTAAACTAGCTAAATTAGATATTTTTAAAAAAATATTTAGATCGGTTATATTGTCTTTAAAATAATCAAAATCATCAACATTAACTTTAGAATCTCCATTAAAATCGAAACATTGGATAAGTTTATTAAAATCAGGTGAATCAATGAAAGCAACATAAGGTTTTAGTTTATCGGCAAACAATATATTTTTAAGTTCAGATACAGAAACATGTGTTCCGTTTGAAAGTTTATTATAGATCGATTTTGCTAAATCTAATGAATTATTTGTCATATAATTTTATAGTATATAATTTTTTTAAATTTAAAGACATATATTTTTTATTTTATTAAACTATAATATATGAAAGGTTTATTAGATCTTATAGTATTAGCACTTATTGTAACCCTACTCATAAATATAGTTTGCAAGATTGTTAAACGTTGTTCAAGAAGTGAAGGGATGACAACGAATATATATACCAGTATTCCAAGTGATTTCCCTGAAACACAAGATCCTGCTGTCGTAAGTAGCACATTTGACTCAAATGATTATCCTAGAATGACACACAATCCTTCGGATGGTTGCACTGTATGTGAAAATGATATACTTGTAAATGATTATATTCGTAGAAATTTACTTGCACATGAATGCAAGGGTAAAGACATTACTGGAGAAGCTCTCGAAAAATATAGTAATGATCATTTTAATTTCAGAAATTTTACTAATCAAACTGCTAATGGTGGTAATGATATGGTTGATAGAGTAAATGATATGTATTTAAGTAATAATGACGAATATACAACAACTGAAAAAGGAGTTACAATTAAAGATTTATTTACTAATTTAACTCAAAATACCGATTTAATTAAAAAAGATTGCTCTCGTGGACAAGTTATGAGTGATAATTTAACTCAAAATAATTAGATTTATAATAACGAAAATGTTGTAAATGGTGGTGTTTTTTACAATAATGTTGCAGCCCATGACGAAAATTCGGATGGTCTTCATTCATTATAAAAATTGAAAAATATAATATATAAAGCTTAAATTATATATTATAGTATATGACACAGAATAAGAAACAAATATTAGATTACATTTATAATTCTCTCGATTTATCAAATTTCAAGTATAAAATACTTGAATATGAAAGTGATTTACAATTGCTAAACCAAAAACATTTTGTTTCAGCAAATTTTTCTGGAACCAATTGTCTTTTAATTTTTAATAATTTTCGAAATGTAAATTGTTCCGTTTTAGTTGAAAGAAAAACTCTTAGTTATAATCAGCATCAAGTTGTTTTTAATAATGTTAAAATGACTGATGTTAATATTAAATTAGATGATTCTATCTATAAGGGTACTATTATGGATGGAATCTTTTTCCAAAATAAAAGAAATGGTAAAAAAACATTTGTTATTACAGATGTATATGTTTTTAGGGGACAATCTTTAATTAATGATAATATGAAACATAAAATTATGAATATATCTGCTTATATTTCGGCCAATATGAAAATTTCTGATCTAAATCTCAGTGTTAATGTTTTATATGAAACTGATAATATATTAAAATTGCGTGAAGATATTAAAAAAATTAAAGATATTAATGTAAAAGGATTTGTTTTCTATCCAGTAAAATCCGGTACACGATTAATTTTTCAAGATAATAAAATACCAAATTCCTCAAATTTTAATCCCGATAGTAATTTAAGTAAAAATAATTTTATTCAAAACCAATATCATAACCATAACAATAACCAAACCCAAGATCAAAATAAAAAAAATACTATTATGTATATTGCAAAAGATAATAAACCAATTTTTGCAACATTAGAAATTAGAAAAACAGAACAACCAGATGTATATCATGTTTTATGTGCTGAAAAAGATGTTATTGATTGTAAAAATGTTATTAAAATCAAAAAATTAGGGATTGCTTTTATTCCTGATAAAAAAACAAGTGAATATTGTAGGAAAATATTTTTCAATAAATTAAATGGAAGAGCATTATTTAAATGCCAGTTTGATACTAATAAAAATAAATGGATTCCTTTAAATGAAAATAAAAATTCAAAATTACCCGATCTTCTCGAAAATATTGAAAAGAATCTTACTATTGTTGCAGATTCATAAAAAATTATTTATTTATTATTTATTTATTATTTTTCAAAATATATATTTCTAATTCTTCAAAAAAATAATCATACAGGTTATATTGTCAGTTGATCCCATTGCCAATGCATAATCACTTAATTTTCTAGCGATATTAATATTCTTATTTTTTCTTTCGAAATTTTCATCATATGCTTCAGACAATACAAAATTTACTGCATCTTGACTTGATAAAACATCCCATACACCATCACATGCTAAAATAAAAAAATAATCTGATGGATCAATGCGATATCTAAATATATCTGGTAGATGTGTTACAAATGGCGTTGCACTTAAATCTCCAAATGCACGTGAGACTGATAAATCTTTTATACGATAATCATGACCATCATATTTAATTTCTCCTCCAATTTTTTCAATTCTACGTTTTTCTTCCGGCCAATGAGGTTTATGATCTTTTGACAATGATATTGCTATATTATCTCTACATAATACTGCTCTACAATCACCAGTATTCAATATATATAAATGTTCTATGTCATTTTTCTTTGTATGAATACAAACTAATGCAGTTGATCCAACATTTTCAGCATCTTCTTTGTATTTTGTTTTTAATATATTTTGAATATAATTATAAACTTTAATTATATAATTTTTTTTAATTGAATTTTCAAATCGTTTTTCCATAAAAAATACTGGCATTATTTTCGCTAAAAAGTTTGATACAAATTTACCACCATGTCCATCATATATTGTATAAAAATTTGCTGGTGTTTTTGTTTTATCACTTCCATTTATATTTTTTATTATATTATGTTTATCTTCATTTTGATCTCTTTTCCCAGTTATAGATATAAAATTAATATTATTAGAATTTGACATATATTTATTTGATATAAAAAAAATTATACTACTTTAATTCAACTTTAATATTAACTTTATAATTATCATATTCCAAAACATTTCCATCGATTAAATTATTAACATAAACAGGTTCATGGTTTAAAATATACACAACATCTTTTTTATATTTTTTAAGAAGAAGTGTAAATTCTTTATTTGATGTATTATATGTAATGTTTACTTTTTGCCATGGATGCATGCGCGCATTCTTTCTCATCCTTTGCACCGTCACGCAAAATAATTTAATAGTGTATAATTCCTTTGTTTCTTCATCTTGCGTCGGATCAAAGTATACAACTACAGATGAATTTGAACACATACTTTGTGAATAATCTTTATGTTCAATTGGATTAATTTCAATATTGAAGCAATCATCTGGATGATTTTCCTCTTTCATAAAATGTTTCATCTTACTCATTTCATTTGTTGCCATTAACTTTTTCTTTAATTTTAATACATCAAAAACCTTTGTTTTTTTGACATATGGTGTAATATCCAATTCAGTATTAATTTCTAAAATATTGCATTCACTATAAATATATTGGAATAATTCAGTTGATTTCAATTCTTCAATATCTTTATTTACCAATAATACTCTTTTAATTGGAATCTTTAAATTTAATTTAGAATCACTCCTCAAGCGTCTCAATGCCAAAATAATTTCTTCCATTAATTCAATTTGATCATTCAGCTTTTGTTCCAATTGAATTTCTGATTGTTCTTTAAATTTACACATATGAACACTAATTGGATCAGATTCATTCCTCGTTGTTTGAAAAATTGTTTCCGATAAAAATGGCATAATTGGTGCCATATGGATACTAATCTCATTTAACACATATCTTAATGCATTCAATGATGTAAATTGACCTTCCTTACTTAATTTACCTTTTAAAGTATCGCGATTTAATTTAATATACCAATTAGACAACTGATTGATATATTTGCGAAATTCCTGAACAATTCCAAATAATTGATATTGATCAAGAGCTTCTCTTACTTTTTTAGTAAAAGTATTTGTTAATTGAATAATCCATGTGTCAATAATTGATAGTTCAATTTCCTTTTGATTTTTCTCGTCAGATTCATGATCTTTCTTGTATTTCATTGAATATTCTTTATAAAAGTTAAATACATTTGACAATAGAATAATTGTCTCGTTCGAAATAATCATTAAATCTTTCTCTGAAAATTTCATATTCTCTGCTCGTGTAATTGGTGTACTCAGAAAATACAAACGCATTGCATCAGATCCATGCTTATCAATTAAAATCATTGGATCAACAAAATTTCCCAAACTTTTTGACATCTTTTGTCCATTTTCCGCCATAACCAATCCAGTGCAAATTACATTCTCAAATGCAGGCTTATCAAATAGCGCAATATTCAATACGCTCATCACATAAAACCATAATTTATATTGTTCGCTTCCTTCAACAACTAATTTTGCTGGATAACTCTTCTCAAATTCATCCTTATTCTCGAATGGATAATGATATTGAGCAAATGGCATTGATGCACTCTCATACCAACAGTCCAATACTTCTCTAATTCTCTTATAAGTCTTTCCATTACGAGTAATTGTTAAATGATCAATTGAATCCATATGGATATCTTTCAATCCAGGTTGCAATTCATCAATTGATCCAATACAAATTGTATCACTATCATCTGATTGATAAATTGGAATTGGAGTTCCCCAAAAACGTGATCTAGAAATACACCAATCACGTGCATTTGACAACCATTCATAAAATCTATTTCCCATTTCACTTGGAATCCAATTAATATCCTTTGTTTTTTCTAATAATGTTTCCTTGATTTTTGTCACATTCACAAACCAATTTTTCATTGCTCTGTAAATTAATGGCGTATTTGTTCTCCAACACATCGGATAACTATGATTATATTGTTCTTCTTTGATTAAAATATCCCTCTTCTTTAATTCTTTCATTACCAATTTAGTTGCTTGTTTAATTGTTGATCCCTTTAAAAATTCAGGAGAAGTAAAAATACCATCATCATCCAAAAAATCATCAAATCCATCACCATTTTCTGAAACAATATTATATTTAATACAGACTCTAAAATCATCTTCACCATGTTCTGGAGCAGTATGCACTAATCCTGTACCCGAGGTATCACTCACATAATCATCTAAAATTACCTTACACGATTCTCTAGAAACAAATAATGATTCATATTCTTCTCCTTCCAAGTCAGATCCAAGAAACTCTTTATCGATTTTATATTCAGTAAAATATTTATCAACAGATGATTTAGATAAAATATACTCTTTATCACTATCACGAATGGAAATTTGAACCAATTGAATATTTTTGTTTGTACACAATGCCTTATTACTTGGAAGTGTCCAAGGAGTAGTTGTCCATGCAAGTAAATATGTATTTTCCTTGTTTTTCAACTTAAATGCAACTGTCGCTGATGTATCATTTACGTTTTTATAATTTAATGTTGCTTCAAAGTTTGAAAGAGAACATCCTAATGCAGATGAATATGGAACAATTCGGATCTTTTGATAAATTAGTTTTTTATCAAACAATTGTTTAATTGACCACCATACTGATTCCATATACGTTTTATTCTTTGTATGATAAATTTTATCAGAATCAACCCATCTTGCAATTCTTGAAAACATTGTTTGCCATTTATTACTACAATCTGACACATAATTATTACATTTTTGATTAAATTTATCGATACCCATATTTAAAATATCTTTAGTTGTCAAAATTTTTAATTCTTCAAGAGCTTTTCTCTCAATTGGAACTCCATGACAATCATTACCAATTGTACGAGTTACTTGATTTTTTTTCATAATTCTATCGCGGACTACGGTATCTTTTACAATTGACACAATAAAATGTCCATTGTGGAATGAACCAGTAGTAAATACCGGTCCATCATATAATGTCCATAATTTATTTTCGCATGATGTTGATTGGATTGTATTGGGAATATTATTTTTATTCCAAAAATTAATGATGTTTGTTTCGGACATTGTTTTTTTAATTATTTGATATGATAAATACATATACTTTATTATATATATTGAATTTCAATTTTTTTTAAATATATAACGATATGTTAATATATATAATTATATAATATGACTAAAAAATGTGTTTTTGACAATTGTAAAAAAGATGCTTGTTTTAACTTTCCAACAGAAAAAAAAGTTATGTATTGTAAAACACATAAAAAAGAAAAAATAGTCGATATTAAACATAAAAAATGTATACATTTTGAATGTAATAAAAGACCAAATTTTAATTTCCCTCAAGAAAAAAAAAATATATATTGCAAGATTCATAAAAAAGATGGAATGATTGATATATCTCATAAAAAATGCATATTTAAAGAATGTAAAACCAGGCCTTGTTTTAATTTTCCAAATGAATTGAAAGCATTATATTGTAATAATCATAAAAAAGAAAAAATGGTTGATATTGTGAATAAAAAATGTTTATTTAAAGATTGTGATGTGTCGCCAAATTTTAATTTTCCCACAGAGATAAATGCAATTTATTGTTTTACGCATAAAAAAGAAAATATGATTAACATTCAGCAGAATAAATGTTTGGTTGATGGATGTATTAATTTGCCATATTTTAATAATTCATCTGAGAAAAAAGCAATATATTGTGCAGAACATAAAAGCAATTCAATGATTAATATTATATTAAAATCATGTTATGAAAAGGATTGTTTAAAAATTCCTTCTTTCAATTATTCAACCGAAAAAAACCATTATATTGTAAAAAACATAAAAAAAATAATATGATTGATATAAAATCAAAAAGATGTATTGAAAATAATTGTTATAAATATCCAATATTTAATTTTCCAACAGAAAAAAAAAATTATATTGCTCAAAACATAAACTTGATGGCATAATTAATATAAAATCAAAAAAATGTAATGAAATTGGATGCATGATAATTCCTTGTTACAATTATTCAATGGAAAAAAATCCATTATTTTGTTTTAAACATAAAATTGACGGAATAATTAATATTCAGTCGATAAAATGTTCAGAAGATAAATGTAATAAAAGACCGAATTTTAATTTTTCTACAGAGAAAAAAGCAATATATTGCTCTGAACATAAAAAAGATAATATGATTGATATAATACATCCCAAATGTTATGAAAATACATGTTTTAAAATACCAATTTACAATTATTTAACGGAAAAAAATGGATTATATTGTTTTGAACATAAATTAGCTGAAATGATAAATGTTACTTCGAAAAAATGCCGTAAGAAAAAATGTATAACAAATGCAATATTTGGTTTACCCGATAAATTTCCAATTTATTGTAAATCACATAAAGAACCTAATATGATAAATTTAATATTAGAAAATAAATGTTCTATTTTAGATTGTAATAATGAATTTGATGTTAAATTTAATAATGATAAATATTGTTTAAAACATTGTCCAGATAATAATATGGAAATTTCCATAAAAAAATTATGTAAATATTGTGATTTAACTGAAGAATCAAAATATATATGCAAAAATTGTGAAAAAATAAAAAATAAAAAAGAATGGGGAATAATAAGATATATAAGAAAAGAAATATCAAATCCGTTTATATATAATTCGAGTAAAATGCTCCAAGGATGCAGTAAAAAAAGACCTTATGTTTATTTTGAATTAAATAAACATTGTGTTATTGTTGAAATTGATGAATATCAACATAATACGTATCAAGATATTTGCGAATGTTCAAGATTAAATGAAATTGTTAATGGAATTGGTGGTAAATCTGTTATTATAATAAGATTTAATCCAGATATAATTAAAAATAATGGAATAAAAATAAATATTAAACAAATTGATAGATTAAATTTATTAATTGATACAATCAAAAATGAATTAGATAATAATTATGATAAATTTTTAGTTAAAATAATACAAATATGTTATAATGATAATTATTTAATATATCAACGTATTAAAGAGGAAGATATTACTTCATTGGTTTGCATATAATAACCAGTTTATATATATATTATTTAGAGCGGTGCGGATTTTAAATGCCGGTTTAAGTTTTATATATTTTTAATTCTCTATGTTTATTTGATTTACTTTTCTTTTTCGATGATTTCTTTTTATATTGCTTTTTATCATATGCATATATAAAATAATTTTTATAATTTTCCTTTTTAATATTTTTAATTGATTTTTTTAAATTTTTTTTTAATTCATCATAGTTTTTAGCTTGATATATTTTCAAATAATGTTTCATTTGGTTGAAGAATTGTTCGATTGAATTCAGTCGTGGATGATACGGAACAGTGTAAAGCAAATGATTTCCACTATCTTTTATTATTTTTTTAGTGCTTTCTTTTTTGTGTATTTGACCATTATCTAAAATAAATAATTTATTTTTATTTTTATATTTTTTCGCATATATTTTTTATAAATTCATCAAATCTATTTGAGTTAACTGCATCTTTTTTATATAATTTATAGTCAATACATTTTTTATTATTTATTGCTACAACTAATGAATATTTTGTAAATACAGCATTATCATCAGTTTTTATTGTACATCTATTTCCTAAATAATTTCTACAATAATTGAAATTTAATGATGTACTTATTGAAGTTTCATCAATTGATATTATGTCGCTCAAACTATATTTATTTATAACTTTAAAAAAATTAGCTAATTCAGTTTTTTCATCTCTGTCTTGTCCTCTATATGTTTTAGGAAAATGTTTAATAGTCGCCCTTTTCCTTGTTATATTATAACATCATGAATATGTTGTCTTGAAATTTTCAAATCCGGAAATTTGTCTAATAACATCTGATGCACAATTTTAATATGTATATCATTTTTTGTTTTTAATATTTCTTTAATAAATTTAATATGATCTTTTTTTATTTTATAGGAACCTTGTTTTCTTGATTTTCTTTCAACGCTTTTTGATTTTCCGTATTTTTCAATTCATCGTTTTAAACTTCTTTCACTGCATTCAAATATCTTACATACTTCAGCATAATTTTTAACCTTATCATAATATTTTATTGCTTTTAATTTTAAATCTTTTGTTGATTGTGTTTTTGCCATATTATATATATTATTTGGTTAATAAAAATTGAATAATATATATTATAATCAATAATTATAATATAATATATATAAATGATGGATGAGACTGCTATTAAGAAGTTATTGAATAAATGCAAAACTTTTGATGATGTATATTCTATTACAAAAAAATTATCCAATGATGAAAAGGGATATTTATTTGAAAGGATAACATATTATCTTTTTAAATTGTCTCCCCTACTTAATAATCACGATGATTTATGGATGTATGACGATATACCAAAAAAAGTTAAAACGTTATTAAAACTACCATCAAAAGATAAAGGAATTGACTTATTGATGAAAAAAGAAGACATCTATTATCCAATTCAATGTAAATTTAGACAAAAAACGGATACTATTTTAAATTGGACAGAATTATCAACATTTTTTGGTTTAGCTTTTGGTATGACTAAATATATGAATAATAGTTATTTGGTGACAAATACATATGATTTATGTAATGAAGTTATAAATTCTGATAAAGTAGAACCAATTTATGGGGATTTTTTTGATAATCTACCTGATAACTTTTTTACGAACATATGTAGTATGATTGACAATAAACCAGTAATTAAATATAAAATAAAAACTCCATATGATCATCAATTAGAATGTATCAATAATTCTTATGATTTTTTCGTCAATAATAAACTTAATTATGAAACAACTAATGATGAAGATGACGGAGAAGATGAAGAAGATGAAGAAGAAGATGAAGATGAAGAAGATAATGAAGAAGATGAAAAAAATATTGACGAAGATAAGGAAGATAATGAAGATAAGGAAGATGATGAAGATAAGGAAGATGATGAAGATAAGGAAGATGATGAAGATGAAGAAAATAAAGATAATTATGATAGAGCTTTTATTGAAATGGCTTGTGGAACTGGAAAAAGTATCACGTCATATTTCATTGACAAAAAATTAGATAATAAAAAGACATTAGTTTTGGTCTCATCATTACAACTATTATCTCAGTTTTATAGTGATTGGATTAATCAATCTTATGCTGAAAATATAACTATTAGATATATATTAGTTGGTTCAGATGCTGATGTGGATGATGAAGTAAAACATAAATCAAACGGTATTTTTCTGACAACAGATGCAACAAATATAACAAATACATTGAAAAAATATAAAAATGATAAAGTAGTTGTTATATCAACATATCAGAGTTCAGATAAATTACCGAAATATGAATTTGATTTTGGGATTTTTGATGAAGCGCATAAAACTGTTGGACAACTGAATAAACAATTTGCAATACATTTGAGAGATAATAATGTAAAAATAAAGAAAAGACTATTTATGACGGCAACACCAAAAGTTAGTCTGAAAGATGATGATGATATTGTAAGCATGAAGGATGAATATATTTATGGAAAACAAATATTCAAATATAACACTGGACAAGCAATTAATGATAAAAAGTTAGTTGATTATCAAATTATATCAATATATGCTGAAAATAAAAGAATAGAACAAGATATTAAGAAAAATAAGTTAGTATCATTCAAGAAGGAATTTACTGATGAAGAAGCAAATTATTTGGGTTCTATTATCATTATTTTGAATAAAATACATGATGGTTCTTGTAATCATATGATAACATATCATAATAATATAGTGAGAGCACAAAAATTTGCAGAATATTTAATAAAATTAAATGGACTGTTGTATCCAGGAAAAGATATATTTGTTGATAGCCTTGATGGAGCTGTTAGTATGAGTAAAAGAAAGAAAGTAATAGACAAATATGTAAAAGCTGTTCTAAAAAATTATAATAAACTACAACCTGTTATAAATGATTTAGTGAAAGATATCAATAAATTTGTTGTTTTTGGTTATCAGTTTATTAGATTGTATTTATTAGATAAATTTAATAGCAAAAAAGATTTTCCAACAATCAATAAACAATTTATTTTAGATGTATTGAAGACTATAACATCAAGTGAAACTAAAAGAGGAAAAACGAATAAAGTAGATAAGATTAAAAATAAATCTGTTAAAGATGATATTAAATTATTTTATGATAATACATTTTCAAAATTAGTAACTGAAAAATTGTCCTATACAAATAAAACACATATTTTATAACAAACCGCAAAAGAAATGATAACTTGTTTAGAAACAAATATTAAAACTCATTTTGTTAAATATTTGTTCAAATATATTAATTGTGTCTTTAAAGAACCAAAGAGCAAAGAAATAAAACAAGAAAAAGATAAAGAAAAAAAGAAGGAATTGTATAAAGAATTAAATAAAGAGATAAGGGATTTGAAATCTGATTTAATTAACAATAAAATAGTTGATTCAAATGAAAAATATCATGATTGGATTAATAAGAATAAAAAGTTTTTATATCCAGAAAATGTAACTAAATCAGTTGCATATGATGTTAAAATACATCCACAAAAATATTTAACTTATGCATTTTACATAAATTCTAAAATAGAAGAACTTGGCAAAAAAACATATCAAATGATACCACAACGAAATAATATAGTTCCTAAATGTATTGTTCTAAATACTTCTGCTGTTTCTGACTATATAGGAACAAAATTACCAAAATTTTTTAATTATAGTAAAAGCGAACTTGTTTTGAATTGTAAAAAATACCAAAAACATATATGGAGTAAAATTTTAAAGACAGAAAAAAGGAGTATATTTGAACACAAAGATTATGTATTTTATAATCAAATAAACACTGATGGATTTAGTTGTAGTTTATTATTCATATTAAAAAAATATAAGGACAAAGAATTTGGTGATAGAATGCCAAAACAATCAGAAGATGATGATATTTTAATTAAATTAGATAGTTTGAAAAAAGAAGAATGTAATAAATATTTGGATAATAATAAATATAAATTAGTCAGTTTGGATCCTGGAAAAATTAGACCAATAAGTATGATAGATGAAAATAATAACTTTTATAAATATTCGGCATGTAGAAGAAGAGTAGAAACATATACAAAAAGATGTAATGAAATAACTATCAAAGAAAAAAAGAAAAATAATATTATAGAAAAAGAAACAATATTATCAAAATTAAATTCAAAAACATTAAAAATAGATGAATATAAAAAGTTCATAGTTCAAAAAACTAAATTAAATAATGAAGTAAAAGATTTTTATAATAATATATTGTTTAGAAAACTTAAATTTAGAAGATTTACAAGAACAAAACAATCAGAAGAAAATTTATTAAATGAAATAGAAAATAAATTTTTAACAAAAGAAGAACAAAAAAAAAATAAAAAAATACTAATTGGATTTGGGGACTATAGTCGCACAACTCAAATGAAAGGAACAATACCAACACCAAATGTAGGATTTAAGAAATTATTATTAAAGAGATTTGATATATTAGAAGTGAATGAATTTAACACAAGTAAATTATATAATAAAACATTTACAGAATTGACAAATATAACAGTGAGACGCAAGAAACATTCAAAACATTTACATGAAATACTAACTCTAAAAGAGGAAACTGAAAAGTGTATTTATGTAAATAGAGATGTGAATGCATGTAAAAATATATTATATATATTAAAATATTATTTGAAAAATCAAAAAAGACCAAAGGAATTTTGTAGGACAGAAAAGAAGAAAAAAAAAAGCAAATAGTCGTTTAGTTAAGACATAAAACTAAATGACATCAGGTAGGATTATATGTAACTGTCTTAAAATACATATAAGAAAGCCTACTATATAGAATTTAGTGTCTTTAGTGACAAAGCGGTAAAAATTTTATAAGTCCTTAAAACCGGCATTTAAAATCCGCACCGCTCTAAATATAATAATATAACACAAATATATAAAATGCCTTGTCCCAAAGGTTCAATTAAAAGATCAAGTTATAAAAGGAAATCTGGAGTTAAAGTAAAAAGCACCTGCATAAAAGATGTTGGTGCTAAAGGAAAAACCCCTAAAAGTAAAAAAGTTCTCCCTAAATTTTCTGGTAAATTGCATTTATCTTGTTATGGATATTCAACCAAAAAATCTTCTAAAATAAGACATTCTTCATTAAAAAGAGCATCTAAAAAAGAAGGCATGTTACCTACTTTAAGACATTTAGTTTTAGCACGCAATTATTCTAAATGGAACGATAAAGTTTATAATAAAATGGATTCAGATGTTAAATTTTTAAGTAAAGAATATAAAAAGAATAAATTAAAACGTACAAAGAAACGTACAAAGAAACGTACAAAAAGAAGTGCAAATAAATAATCATTTATTTATATAAAAATATATATTTTTTTTGTTAAAATAAGTATATAGCCTAAATTTAAATTTTTTATTAGCCAATACAATTACTTTTATTTTAAATAAAAAACATCAACGGTCATTAAAATTTCAAAACTTTGTCAGATTTTTTTTATATTTTAACACAAGAATCTTGTGTGTTTTTTTTTTCTTACGCGTAACAAGTTTTAGAAAATTACTACTACACGGTACTTTTTGGAAAATTAAAAAACATATGCATTGGCAAAAAACAATGTTATTTTATTTTTTATTTTATTTTTTTATTTAAATTTTTTTACTAAAAAAATACAAAAAAATATTATTTTTTTACAAGAAAATCTTAAAAAATATGACTTTTTTACTAAAAAAGTTGTTTTTTTTCAAAATCTACCATAAAATCGGTAGTTGTTTTTGGTAGTTATTTTGAAAAAAAGTATATGTATTGACCATAAATTATTTAATCACTCAAACATCTATTTACTCTCATTTTAATCACAAATGAAAAAAAATAACACTATAAAGACAATTTATTATATAAAAACTACTAATTTTTTATTTATTGTTTTATTGTTTAATTATAGAATAAACTATTTAAAAAAATAATGATATATATATATATATAAACTGGATGAAATATAAATGTATTCCATGTTCATATTCTACAAATGATTTAAGTAATTTTAATAGTCATACAAAAACAAAAAAACATTTATGTTTTGAAAATAAAAAACGTTTTATTTGTGAAAATTGCAATACTGAATTCACACAAAAACATAATTTGGATAGACATATTCGAAAATATTGCAATAAAACAATAGACGAAATTAAAATATATGAAGAAAAATTAAATGAAAAAGAATCAATAATTAAAGAATATGAATTAAAATTACAAATGCAACAAAAAGAATATGAAAATAAACTTCTCCTCAAAGATAAAGATATCGAAAATATTAAAATATCAACCGAATTAAATTGTTTAAAAGAAAAGAATGTTCCGCAACAAAATAAATATTCTCTTACATTTGTCCAAAAAAATTATTATAATGCACCTCCAATAAATTATTTTACTAAATTTGGATTACTTAAGGGCAATGATAAGAAATCATCCATTGATGATATTATGTTATATTGGTTTAAAAAGAAATCATTAGCTAGTTATCTTGGCAAAATTATATTAGGTGAATATATTAAAGGAAATCCACTTGAGCAATCCGTTTGGGCCTCAGATACTTCAAGGCGCAATTTATTGCTAAATGAAATCCAAAAAGATAAAACAACTCAATGGATTATTGATAAACTTGGGATAAAATTATCCAATTATGCAATTAAACCAATTTTGAAAAAAATAAGGGATTATTTGTGGAATTATATTGAAACTGCAACTGATAAAATGAAAAGAAAAATTAGTGTTGTCGAAAAAATGGGAAAATGTCACGAATTAATTGATTATATTGATTGTGTTGATAAGAAAAAGTCATTGGAATATGATATAATAAAATTTATAACTCCGCATATCCATCTTAATAAAAATAATTTATTAACATTCAATGATAAAAATGATAATGAAAATGATAATGAAAATGATAATGAAAATGATAATGAAAGTGAAAATGACAGTGAAAGTGAAAATGAAAATGAAAATGAAAATGAAAATGAAAATGAAAATGAAAATGAAAGTGAAAATGAAACTGATATAATATATAATAAATAAATTAAACAACATGATTGCATTCATTCCAAGCGAGATGAATTTTCTTGCCTTTATCATCATACATATATGGAATACTATTTTATTTTTTTATTTATTTCAATTGTTATTTCTTGTTTACCTTCTTTTGCAGTTACTTTTAATATTCCATTTGCATCTATTTTAAAAGTTATTTTAATATCTAATTCATTTCTGGGGGCAAATCTTAAATTTGTTAATTTAAATTGTCCTAAAAGATTATTATTGTCAACAAATTTATCTTCTCCTTCATATATTTTTAATTTAAAACAGGGTTGATTATCCGATACATTGGTAAATCCCATTGTTTTTGAATATGGGATTGGAGTATTTTTCGGTATTATAATTTGCATTTTTTTATTTATTGTTTCAACTCCAAGTGATATAGGAGTAACATCCATTAATACGATATCTTTTGTTTTGGCATCTGATTTATCATATAAAATTGCCCCCTGAATTGACGCTCCACATGCGACTGCTTCATCTGGATTTATATCACAATGTGGTTCTTTATTAAAAAACTCTTTTATTAATTGCTTTATTTTTGGAATTCTGGTTGATCCTCCAATTAATATAACATCATCTATTTCTTTTTTGTCCATTGATGCATCATTAATGATTGTATCACATATTTTTGTTATTTTATTAAATTCATTTTCATTTAATTGATTAAATTTATTCAGTGTTAAAACAATATTTAAATCTTTTTGATCATATAAACAATCAATATATATTATTGTTTCGGATTTATTTATATTTGATAATATTTTTTTAGCTTTTTCAGCTTCTCTTTTAAGACGATTTTTTACTTTTTTATTATTTATCATATCAATCATTTGTGTATTTGTAAAATTATATTTGTTTGCAAATTCGTTTAAACAATATTTAATAATATTATTATCAAAATCATCTCCACCGAGATGAGAATCCCCAAAAGTTGCCTTTACTTGAAAAATACCATCAATTAATTCTAAAATTGATGAATCTGTTGTCCCACCACCAAGATCTAGAATAAGAACTGTTTGTGCATTTTTTTTATCAAGACCATATGCTAATGCAGATGCAGTCGGTTCATTTATAATTCGCAATACTGTTAATCCTGCATTTTCTGCAGATTTTTTCGTTTCTTCTCTTTGTTCATTATTAAAATATGCTGGAACGGTAATAACTGCATGAGTGACTTTAGAATTTAAATAATCCTCTGCCAAGTGTTTTAATTTTTTTAAAATAATTGTTGATATATCAGTTGCATAATATTTATTATTAATAATAGGAATATCATTTCCATCATCTGTTAAATTATATGAAACAAATTTTTTATCTTGTTGAACTGTTTCATCCGAATATTTTTTTCCAATAAAACGTTTAACATCATATATTGCATTAGAGTTCGATTTTGCAATTTCACCTACTATAGCATTGGTATGTTCTTGCTTTTTATCATTATCATTATCATTATCATTATCATTATCATTATCATTACCATTATCATTACCATTATCATCATAATCATCATCAAAAACAACATAACTAGGAGTTATACGATTACCACAATCATTTGGGATAATATCAACTTTTCCATTTTTATAAACACCGACACAAGAATAAGTTGTTCCTAAATCAATTCCTATACAATACATATATGCAAATAATAAAGATAAAATAAAATCTATTATAAACATATAACATATAATATATAACATATGTCAGTAACGGATAAATTTAAAAATTGTTTTGAACAATGTAAAATAAAATATAATATTAAACAAGTTGATACAGTAAATATAAATACATGTAAAAGATTTTTTAGTTGTGTTGACAAATGTACATATGGTATAATTAGAAATGAAAATGGTAAAATAGTAAAGAATGATATTGATAAAAAACAATATAATTTTAATAGGGAACAAATTTTGAAAGATAATAAATTATAAAAATATTAGTTTTAGAGTAAAACTTGTTTAAAAAGTTTTTCAAGAACTGATCTATAAACTTCATAGCACCATGGTTGATGAGATTCCATATTATCAGAAAGATATTTGTTATCAACAAAAATAGTTGTATTCTTAATTATTTCAGTATCTTCATGTTTTGCATTTGTATTAACGACTAATATATTAAAATAAAAATTTTTATAATTTTCTTTAAGATATTCAGCAAATTTAATAATATCTTCATAATTACGTTTTTCATAATCTCGCGAGTTCATTTCATTATAAATATCCGCTTCAGCAGCATAAACAAATAATACTTTTTTATCCGAATTAAATAAATCATATAATCTATTAATCCGTCTTTCGAGAGTTATTTTTGTCTCAGGATTATTAAAATCATGATGACCAAACCAAATACCTTCTTTATTACGAATCTCCCCTTTTTCCGGATAAAATTCATTATAATTCGATTTCAAATAATTTAATATTTGATATGGTTGAGTTGGTAACCAATCGAATGGATAAGAATTTTTTCGTAGTCCCAATTTTCTTAGATATATTCCAGTTGGACATTTATTACCAATTGAAACATATTCGTCATATTTCCCAAGTTTTAATTTAGTTTCAAATTCCATATTTTTTATATTATAATTTTAATATAATATAAATTATATAATTCAATGAACGTACGTGTTTCTGGTTTTTTATGTTGTGATTGTAATAAATTAGGCTTCACTACATTTTATAATATAAAAAAAAATAAAATAGATTTAACGCCATTATTTTGTAATAATTGTAAAAAATATTGTGAAATAAAAGTGTCAGATCCTTATAAAATGTATACAATGAATGATGATAGCGAGGATGATAGTGAAGTTGAAGATTTGGCTTTTATGTTCGATAGGATGAAAATAAAAAATTGATAAATTAATTATATTGATATATTTATTGTTTAATTTATTAAAAAAAATTGAAATTCCATCGTTTTTGTAATATTTAATTGATGTAGAAGAGATAAGCCACGTTTTTGCCCGAACTTTACTATTTTATTTCAGATGAGTCAGGAAAAGAAGGAACCAATTGTGTGCGTGGATTTGTGCAAGTGCACTGAATGCCATTTCGGAAAGGAAGTACCTTCATGTCAAGTGGGTTCATCCATCAGGCAAGAAATTGACGAGCAAGAGAAGGAAATCTTGACTCATTACCAATGTGGTTGTGGAGATCTTTCTACTGTCTTAGGGTTTGCATCGGTGATTTCGGTGGTGGTGAGTTTGAGGAAAGGGAAATCAGCGAGTACAATTATTTGTATTCTGAAGATGCTCTCCCTTCGTACTATGAATTTAGTTCAGAAAGTGAGAAGAAAGAGTTTGAGGGAATTTCCGATTTGTTGCACAGGAAGTATCTTACAGAGATTTCGAGTTGCTTCCATTGCAATAAGGAAACTCACAAGAGCAATGGAATGTGTGACAAGTGCGGAAAGAATGGAGATTACCCCTTATGTGATTGTGATGAGTGTTGCGGATAGATTTTTTATTTATTTCAAAAATTTCATATAAACAAACTCTTCTTGAACTTTGGGAATTAAATAAGAAACATTATCGATTAATGCTTTTTGTGGAGTATTTTTTGGGTTTTTAGTTGAATATGTGTAAATATTATCGAGAGAATTTTTTTTGCCAAATCCAATTTTTGATTGAAATACAATATAATCGTCATCTTTATCTTCATATTCTATTTTTTTATCACTAATAACACTGTCAGTCATTTTATAAAAATTATGACAATTAATTCGTTCAAGAATACATTTTGCATTTACAATATCAATAAAATATTTTGAATCAATTGTTTTTAAATCCAATAATTCAATGCCAATAAGAACATATTCATCAGTTAATTTAATAAATTTATTCATATCGTCAACCGAATCAGATAAATTTAATAATGGATTAACTAATTTCATCATGTCAATAATCATTAATTGAGATGAAATTACTGATTTATGGCAATAAATTTGTTTATGCAAATTATATCTTGATTGAAATAATTTTGTAATTTCAAAAACAATTTGTTTTGGATAACATATATTATAATTTTCAGATGAAACTATAATATCAGAAACAAGACGGGAGTGATCAAAACCCGTTTTAATCCCTAACATATAAGAATCTCGTGCAATATAATCATATTTGTCCACATCCAATCCATTTAAATTATTTGATACAATTTGATATAAAAATCCACTATTAGTATCATTCGGCGTAATTAATGATTGTATGAATTTTATTTCATTTACCATAAATGGTAACTCCCTTTTAATAATTATTTCGATTAATTGATTTGATCTATCTTCGTGTTTACTTTTTTTATTTAAAGAAACAAGAAAATGATCATCAAATAGATGACTAAATGGCCCATGTCCAATATCGTGGCATAGTGCAGCAATTTTTACTAGTTCTCTAATATATTTCGTTATTTTAATTGAATCAGAATCATAATATGATTTTAATTCAGGAATAGATTTTAAATAATCTGCAATTGTATCTCCTGCATCGGTTCTTTCAATGATACAATCCATTATTTTTCCTGCTAAAAAATATGTTCCAATTGAGTGTTCAAATCGTGTATGAGTTGCACTTGGAAATACATAGGAACATGTACCTAATTGTTTAAGTTTGCGAAGTCTTTGAAATTCTGGAGTATCAATTATTTTTTGGGCTAAATTACTAATATTAATATATCCATGCACATTATCATATACACATTTAAATTCAGTATTTAAAACAAAATGATTGTTCATATTGTTTTATCTATTAATAATAATAATAATAATAATAATAATAATTATAAATAATATATGAATATTTTTTTTTCAATTTTAATTTTTTTCAAATTTCATTTTACACATTGAATCATTTGTGCAATACATCCAGTAATTTGAATCATTGAACCCAAACCTTTTGATATAATAAAAGTGGTCATACATATTTTATCGAGAAATAGATTCTTTTGTATTTCCTTTATATCATTACAATATCGTAAATAATTAATCATTCCTAAAGTAATATCTTGTTCAGAAAATCCTAATTCTTTTAACTTATAAACTTTATTAATGGCCGATTTAATATCTTTTTTAAGACAAGCAGATAAAACTTCTTTAATAAGAACCGGTTGTGGTTTATCGCAAATAAGATATATATTATCTTCTGTTATTTTTTCCTTGCCATAAAATGTAAATGCATATTGCAATGTATTTATAGCATTCCGTATATCTCCTTGGGAAATTTGTGCAATTGTTTCCAATGTCTTCAAGTCACATGATACATTTTCTTTTGTACAAATATAATTTAATCTTTTTGCAATTGTTTCTTTTGGAATAATACCGTATTTCATATTTACACATTTACTCTGTATACTCTCTATAATATCCTCTGATTGATTACATGTAAAAGCAAAACGTGTTTTATTATAATATTTTTCCATTAATGAATTAATCTGTGTTAAGGCTTTTTCTGTCATATTATCAGCTTCATCCAATATAATTAATTTATGATTATGTTGGTCATCTATTTTTTTTTTACAAAAATTCATAATTGTTTCTTGAACAATTTTAATACCTCGATCATCTGAAGCATTTAACTCAAGAACAACATCATTCATATTTTTGCCATATAGCGCTCTAGCAATACATTTGATAGTTGTAGTTTTTCCAATACCAGGATTACCTGAAATAATCATATTAGGCATATCTTTCTCATTAATTATTTTTTGTAATTTTTTCATAGATATATCATCTAATAAAATATTATTAATATTTGTTGGACGATATTTTTCAATCCATGGAATATGATCTGTCATATAATATAATATGTAATAAATCTTTATATAAAAAAAAATTCAATTTTATTACAAATATTGTCCAACTAGAGCAATAACTGGTAATCTACCATCAGAAATTAATAATTCAATTAATTTATCTTTTTCTTGCAATTTTTTCTGGTAAAAAGAAATAAATGGATTATTTTTATTAGAATATCCATTTTCTAATAATAATTCAATCAATTCATTATCCAATTCTTTTGTGGATACACAAGATATATCTGCTTTTGCATAGACTAACATTTTAAACAATGTTTTTTCGCATTCTAAATCTCCATAATTTCTATCAAATAAACGTATTTCTCTTGAGATAGAATGCTGTATAATATCAAGTGCATTAAAACTATTTTCATCTTCAAGGTCAAGATCAACTTTTGATTCAATTAATAATTTTACACAATCAATATTTTTTTCATATATATTATTCATTAATATATTTCTATTTTTTTTTCCTCCTTGATAATTCAAATCTGCTTTTGCTTTTAGAAACAATTCTATTGTATATGTATTACTTCCATCACGTGAAAAACTATCCATCAATAACGCAGTTTCCCCGTCATTATTTATTAAATCTGGATTAGCTTTTGAATCAAGTAATAATTCAATATTATATCTTGAATAACTTATAGCATACATTAAAGCAGTCATACCGAATTTATTTTGCATATCCAAATTCGCCCCATTTTCAATTAAAATTTTTACAGTATCATGATGTCCGCGATTATTTAAACATGCAATCATCAATGCAGACCATCCATCATAGGTTACTTTATTTATTTCCTCTTTTAAATTTTTAATTTGATTAATTTTTTTTATAATTTTTGGTTTATAGAATGAATATAATATAAATCGATGTATAACATCTAACCCTGTATCACATATTTTGTTTCCACCTGACATATATTCTGGATCTCCGTATATATCACATTTTTCAGAATCATCGTATCCATATAATATATCCAAATTAAAATCATCTTCATCATCTCTGTCTTTATCTTCATCAATATCTTTATCTTCATAATCTTCTTCAGAAACAACATCTTTTATATCAGGTAAATCGGACATTCTTTTATTTAATTTATTAAGGTATTATTAAATTATAATATAAATTGCCAATCAACAAAAATTTCAATTTTTTAAATTAACATATAAAGAAAAATATATTATTATACTATATGTATTGTATTTATCAATTAGAAAATAAAATTATGAAAATTATTGGATTTGAAAATTCCTATGAAAACGCTTTTGAGAAATTGAAAGAATATGTAGAGAATATCATTGTATATGAAGAAGGTAACAAAAAACTAGAAACAGTTTGGCAAAATAGTTGTGAAAATATGCCAGATGGATTTTATTTAATTAAAAACGAAAATAATATTGAGATGTATAAAAAAACAACAAATAAATATATTGAAAATGGTTGGATAACAAGTTCAGAAATAAATCAAAATAAGATTGATTTAATAAAAACTTTTGGAATAAGTTTGGAATTTTTTGATACGGAATTAAAAACAAAACAAATGACAAATATTCAAAATCATAATCAAAATCAAACTAAAATAAATTTAAAAAGAAATCATATTAATAAAATAGATATGGATGATATTATTATAGAAATGATAAATAATAAATTCAAGCCAAAAAATAATAAAAAATTAATATTAAATGATTATTCAGATCAATATAAATTGAATTATTGCAATGGATTATGAGTAAGATTAAGATTATAATAATAAATCAAAAAGCGAATTCATCATAATCGATTTTTTTGAAATGTGGTTTAAATTGTTGTTTTTTAGGTTTTGGAATATGTTGTTTATGTTCTTTTTTTTCTCTAATATCGTCGAAAACATCTTCTTCATCTGAAGAAGAAAATTGTTCATCAGTACAAATATTATCAATTTCTTCAACATTTGTCAATGACAAAACATTTTCATAAGTTCCTTCAATTTTATTATTATGTAAAATATATTTTTCTATTTTATATTTATTTTCTTCATATTGCCATCTTCGTGCTCTTCCTTGCGAATTTTCACCGAAAACCGATAATTCATCCACAATATCTATAATAAGTGGCCTTACATCACCTATTTTAAGAATACGTCTCATAATACGACCAATTGCCTGAATTATATTACGTTTAGGAGTTGCTAATATAATTGTATTTAATCTGTCAATATCTAAACCTTCGTGCGCCATATCATATGTTCCAAATAAAATATCTGCATTTTCTTCTGCATACTGTCTTTCATATGATTTCATACCTCCCATATAAAAAGAAGTGATGATTTCATCTTTATCTAAAATATCATTGTATTCATCTTCTTTAATACATTTATCAACTCTATTTTTCAATTCAGTAAGATGTGCTTTACGACCACTTAATATAAGAATTTTCCTTTCAGGGGATTTTCTAATTTTATTAATAATATTAACAATATGATTATTTCTTGATTCAATTTCAATAAGATTACTAATCATTCCAACATTATTTGCCTTCATTCCTCCAGGAGACCATCTTAATTTTTCAACAAATAATGGACTTGTGCTTGTATATTTAAATATTTTAGCAATTACTTGTCTATTGGGTTTTTTCTTTTGCCTATATAATACTTCTCCGACATGCCAGTGCAATACTTTAGTTAATTTATCAGCTCTATTGGGAGTTGCAGTAAGTCCCATAATATATTTGGCACCACATTTAAATAATGCTTGTGAAAAGATAGGAGAAGCAAAATGATGAGCCTCATCGATAATTACAAGACCGAATCTATCAAAAATAGAATTATCATAATCTCTTTTACTAATAGATTGGATCATTCCAATAACAATATCACAATCGGAAGAAGCGATCTTATTTTGTCGAATAATACCTACTTTTGCGGTAGTAAATTCCTTTACACGCTTCATCCATTGATCTTGTAAAAATGTTTTATGTGTTAGAACAAGTATTTTTTCTTTTAATTTTTCAATGCCAATATATAATCCCATCGTTGTTTTACCGACACCACATCCAGCAACTAAAATACCACCACCTTTTTTAATTAATTTATCATAAAAATTACTAACAATAACAATTTGATTTTCGCGCAATTTTCCTGTAAAAATTGCATTTGTTTTAGTATCATAAGAAAATGATTTTATTGGATTTCCATATTTATGTGTTCCATAAAATCTTGGAATTGTAATTGAATATTTATCTTCTGTATAAACTGGGAATGATTTAATTTTTTTTTCATCTTCATCTGGTAAATATGGTTTAACAGTCAAGGAATTTTTCAACTCTTGTAGAGAATTGAGTTCAGATTTTTGAATAATATAACCATTTTTTGTTAATTTTGCATGAAATAATTTTGGTTTTTCATTTAATAATATTTGCCTTATAAATGTATTTGGTGATTTTGGTGTTTTTATAAATACCATATAGGTTATATATATTATTATTATATTATAGTATAAAATATAATGTTTATATTAGTTTTTTTTCAAATTTATTTATAATTATATATATATATATACATATAAAATGGAATATATGAGTTTTATTGATGGTTTAATTGAAAATAATTATTTTACATATGGCATATCAGGTGCAATAAGTTTATATATTATATTGAATAAATCTTCAGAAACAGTATTAAAAGTTTTTAATAATATGATTGCAAAAAGTATATTACTTTTATTAATAATTTTTTTAATTGAAAATGGCACTAGAAAAAGTAATATTTTAAGTATAATGTTAAGTTTATTTTTAATTACAAATATGATAATGATGCAATCACATATAGCTATGCGCGAAAATATGGCAATGACTGAGTTATTTGAAATGAATAATGCTAATCCAATAAAATTAAAAAAATATGAATCAAGAAATTTAAAATTAAAACATGAACCATTAGTGATTATTAATGATAATGACAATGACAACGACAATGACAATGGCAATAAAAATAACGATATAACAAATGATAGTTTAGAATTATTGAAAAAATAATTACAATTACAATTTATTTTTTTTAGATTATTATTATATAAATATAAATATAAATATAATGATAACATTTTCATGGGATACATTTATTATTGTTTTAGTGTTAGTGATAGTCGCATTTATAATTGGATTAAATATAGTATCAGTAATTGATAATAAATTAGGGAATATTGAAGTAAATATACCAAAACCAAATTTAATTGTTAATATAAAAAAAAATACTGGAGATATTGAGACATTTGTTGAAGATAGTGGATGTAAAATGGTAACGCAAAATAAAGAACATTTTGAATCGGATACAAAAGATGCCAAAAATGATATAAAAATTGAGGGACCTTCGAAAAAAATAAAAATAAATAAAAAAACAGATAAAGAAATAAAAAATTTAGAAAATCCAGCGGAAGAAGATATAGTTGATTATGGAAATTATATTTGTTATAAAAAACCAGAACAAGTATTAAAAGATAATAAAATAAAAGAAAAAGATTCATCTGAATGTGCTGTTAAAATGCGTAAAATAAAAAAATTCGGAACAGAAACACAAAATCTCCCAAATAATACATGTGGACAAATAAGCGATAGCGAAGATCCAACTGATTTTTATAAAAGATTTAAACCAATACAAGCATATATGAATGATCCTGTATTACAAAGTTATAATATAAGTAAATATAATTCACAAACAGATATTAATAATATCGGAAATATTAATTTAAAAAAAGATAGTAATAGACCAAAACCAATAGAAGAATAATATAAAAAATTTTAAGTGTATTTTATAATAATTATCAGATATTACAATATGAAGAGGTATTCTTTATATAGTATAATTGGAGGTGAAAAAAAAAATATAAAGGAGGTTCCGAAATTAAATAAAATAATAAATAAACAAAATTTCCACGAGACAGAATATCAATCATATTGTAGAAATTATCCATATACACATGCAATAATGCCTGCGCAACCGAAAATTGTTGTTTTAGGTGATATTCATGGCGATTATGAATTAGCAATAAATATGTTAAAATTGGGGAAACTTATTGATAATAATAATAATTGGATAGGTGGATCAACATATGTTGTTCAAGTGGGTGATCAGATAGATAGATGTAGACCAATAAATAATATGACATGTGATAAAAAACAAACTACATATGATGATGAAAGTTCTGATGTAAAAATTCTAAAATTATTTACAAATTTAGATTTACAAGCAATAAAACAAGGTGGGAGAGTAATATCATTATTTGGGAATCATGAAATAATGAATATTCAGGGTCAATTAAATTATGTATCATATGAAGGATTGAAAGAATTTGAAAATTATAAAGATCCAAATAATCCAACACGTAAATTCATTTCACCAATACATGCAAGAGCTCATGCATTTGCACCAGGAAATGAACTTGGCAGAATGCTTGGATGTACAAGACTTCCTGCAGTTATAATTGGACAAAATTTATTTGTACATGCTGGAATTATAAATTCTATTGTAAAATTACTTGGTATTCATAGTAATTCCGATTTAGAAACAATAAATATTGCAATGAGAAAATGGTTATTGGGTTTATTAGATTCTAGATATTTAGAAAATATAATTAAAGCATCAAAAAAATCTATATTTTGGACAAGAATACTTGGATCTTTACCATCAAATATTAAATATGATGATAAAAGATGTGTTGATAATTTAGGAAAAGTTTTGAGCACTTTGAGAATTGGTAAAATAGTTATTGGACATACTCCAACTTCATTTGCATATAATGATGATACTAATTCAACTTGTAGTGGAACGGTATTAAGAACAGATAATGGAAGTTCCAAAGCTTTTAATAAATTTGATAATGATTTTTTAACAACAGGAAAAGTGAATGATAAAAGAAGAGCACAAATTGCTATTATAACTAATGATAATCAAGTTAGTATAGTTAAAATGTAAAATTTTTAGAAAGAAAAAAAATATTATTTTAAATAAGTTTTTTCTATTATTTATTATAAATTATTAATTATAAATTATTTATTTTTTACCTTTAGATTTTTTAGATTTTTTGGATTTTCTGGAGCGACTTGCTTTGCTTGCTTTTTTGGCAGCTTTCTTTTCGGCAATTTCTTTTTCGAATCTCTTGATAAGAGAATCAATATCTTTAGCTGAATCAAATAATTCTTTTGCTTTTTTATAAAGAGTTGAAAGAGAAGCGCCTTCTCCAACACTAGAAAGTGCTTTTGCTTTAAAATAACCTGCAAGTTTTGCTGGAGCACCAATAGAATTAATTCCGGTTTTTTCTTTAACGTGTCTTAAAAATCCTTGGAATGCAACTAATGCTTCAGGAAGAGATTTACCTCCTTTCATGGAACCATGTTTTCTTCTTTTTGAGGATTTTTTAGTGGATTTCTTAGAGCGACGTTTCTTTCCACCAACGGATTTTCTCTTTGAGCGACGTTTAGAGGATTTTTTAGTGGATTTCTTAGAGCGACGTTTCTTTCCACCAACAGATTTTCTCTTGGAGCGACGTTTAGAGGATTTTTTAGTTCCTTTCTTAGAGCGATGTTTCTTTCCACCAACGGATTTTCTCTTAGAGCGACGTTTAGTGGATTTTTTAGTTCCTTTCTTAGAACGACGTTTCTTTCCACCAACGGATTTTCTCTTAGAGCGACGTTTTGTGGATTTTTTAGTTCCTTTCTTAGAACGATGTTTCTTACCGCCAACGGATTTTCTCTTAGAGCGACGTTTAGTTGTTTTTTTAGTTTCTTTCTTGGAACGACGTTTTTTTCCACCAGACATGGAATCTTTTGCAATTGCAAGATCTGATCGTAATTCAGCTAATTCTTCATTAGATAATTTTGGCATATTATATTTTTATTATAGATTAAAAATTTTTTTTTATTATTATATATAAAAAAAAATAAAAGATTGTATATCGACAAAATTTATTTTAATAATTTTAGTTAAAAAATATTATTTTTTATTATTTTTTTATTATTTTTTTTCATTTTTGTCGAAACATTTTCTACAAACTGGAACATAATTATCTGATCCAACTAAAGTTTGTTGCATTTCATTCGTTAATCTCATTGTAAATATACCAGCAGTCCCATCTTTACATAATGAACAAAGAGATGTACATTTATATATTTTATTGCATAATGGAATCAGATCAAGTATTTGTCCAAATTTTTTCCTTTGAAAATCACCATCTAATCCACATACATATACTTTTTTATTTTGTTTCAACATATCTAAAACGATATCAAATAAATCATCAAAAAATTGCCCTTCATTTATCAGAATAACTTCTGCATTTTTTAATTTATCTGATTTATTATCATTCCAAATATCTTTTAATTTTTCAGTTTGTATACAAGGGGCCATTATTTTATCATGACTGGATAATAATTTATCATCATATCTTGTATCACTTTTATGATTAATAATTTGCACATTTATATTGCAAAATTTACATTGCTTATATATTTCTAATAATTTAGAAGTTTTACCCGAAAACATAGGACCAACAATTAATTCAAGATAACTCATAATATATTATATTATATAATATAATACAATACAATATAAATATCTTTTTATATAACTAAAAATTGAATATTATTATATAACATATAACTATTTGTTGATATATTATATTATATATCTTATGGGGATCCCTGGGCTAATGAAATTTTTCCTCGATAAATATACGAGAGAGACTATAATATTAAATAAAATAGATGAAAAAGAAAACGAAATTTTATATATTGATGCAAATTGTTTGTTTCATCCACAATGTTTTAAAATAATTGCAATGATGGAAGAAGATAAAACATCTCCAAAAGAATCGGTATTAGAAAATAAAATGTTTGCAAGAATTATTCAATATATTGAATATTTGATTCATTACGTAAAGCCAAAACAAGTATATATAGCAGTTGATGGACCAGCACCACTTGCAAAATTGAGCCAACAAAGGAAACGTAGATTTAAATCAGTAATATATAATGAAATGAAAGATGAATTGAAAAAGAAACACAAAATTCCTCCAGGATCAACAAATTGGACAAATACCGTCATAACTCCTGGAACAGAATTTATGGAAAAATTACATAAAATACTATTAAAATATTGCAAAGATAATAATATCATATATTCATCATATCATGAAAATGGTGAGGGAGAGCATAAAATATTGCAATATATGAAAAAACATCCAACACAAAATGCAATAATTTATGGATTAGATGCTGATCTTTTTATGTTATCAATGGCAAGTCATCAAAGTAATATATATTTATTGAGAGAAGCATCTCAAATTTCAGATACAAAGACTAATCCGCATATTGTTGAAGAAGAATTAAATTTCATATCAATAAATACAATTAAAGAATGTATTAATAATCATATTAAAGAAATAATCAAAGGGAAAAATCCTAAAATGAAGGTGACAGATTATTTTTGCGATGATTATATATTTATCTGTTGTTTTCTAGGGAATGATTTTTTACCACATTTTCCATCAATTGATATTAAAAGATATGGATTAGAAATTTTATTAGATAGTTATACAGATATGTATATATTTTTCAAGAAAAATTTATATAAAGATGGTATAATAGATAATGTATTCTTAAGACATTTATTTGAAAATTTAGCAGATAGAGAAAAATTATATTTTGAGGATATATTACCAAATCATTTATATAAAATAGCTAGAAGAAGATGTTATGCAACAACAAATTATGAAAGAGAATTATGGGAAATAGATAATATGAAATTTAAATTTAATGACAATGTTAGATTAGGTGTTGGGAAATTAGAACAATATAGGAAAAGATATAATAATCATTATAATTTGGCCGATATGAATAATGTATGTAAAAATTATTTGGAAGGATTAAAATGGGTATTACAATATTATTTTGACGAATGTCCAACATGGCAATGGCAATATGAACATGAAACAGCTCCATTCATATCAGATTTATTTTCATTCTTTAAAAAATATAAATGCAATATGAATAAAATTCAATTTACAAATGAACCACCATTAAAACCATTAGAACAATTATTAGCAGTAATACCAAAACAATGCGATAATTTATTACCGAAATCATATATTAAAATAACTGAAATATATCCAAAAAATATAGAATTGGATTTATTAAATAAGGATCAGTTCTGGCAATGTGAACCTATATTGGAACCCATTGATATTAAAAAAATAAAAGAATTGACAAAAGATTGTAAATTAACCAACAAGGAAAAACAACGAAACTAAAACAACTAAAGTGAGTAAAGAATAATTAAGTTTATATATTCTAATTTTATTTTTTGTTTTACCACCTACAATTTTTTCATTTAAGAAATCTTCTATTTGTTTTATATAAAATGTATTTATACCTTTTATATTATCTGATGTTTGTGTATTATTATTATCGACAAAGATATATGTATAATTTGGTAATTTTTGTTGCTGATCATCTTTATTATTAAAATCATTTTTATTATCATCATCAAGAAAAAGTATTTTTTTATATTTTTGTGAAAATTTTATAAGGCTGGGAGATTTTGATGGTACTTCAGTATTATTTGGAGGTAATCCAATAATAAGAATATCTTCTTCTGCCAGGTTGTCATAAAATCCAGTTGTTTTTAAAATAAAATAAATAATATGGGAATAATTATTCGATAATATACAAATATCTGAATTATTCTTTTTTATTGTTGTAAATAAATTAATTATTTCTTCAAATCTATTATTATTGCCAAAAAATGGTTAATAAAAATTTTTTTTAACTCATCTTTATTAAAAATATTAAAATTATCAAATTTTTTAGTTGTTATTGAAATAAATAGATTTTTCAATATAAAATCAATTTTTAACATATATGACAAAGTATTTATTTTTTCTATTAGGGATTTTGTTAAAATTATTTTATTTTTAGATGCATTTAAAATTTCACTGTAAACATGTTTCGATGTTAATGTTAAATCAAAATCAAATATTACATATTTTTTATTTGTTCCTTCTATTTTATTTTCTTCTTGTTCTATTTTTTGATCAGACATTATATAATTAAATTGATTAAATAATTATGCGTTTAATTTATTTATCATTTTATATATAATTCATAATATATGTCAAATAAAAGTATAATAAGTAATAGTAGCCTAAATACTTTAAAAAAAAGTTCATATGGGCATACTATTCCATGTAGAATAGATTTTATAAAAACATTATTAAAAGGAAATAAATTAGAACCATTAATAAATTTTGATAACACCGAGACAGAAATGTTTTTTAATAATGCTTCACCTGAATCAGATAATTCACATGACACAAGAAAATCATTAAATAAAAAAATTCATAATTTTAATAATATAATAAATAAAATTGGAGGTAAATTAGAATATAAAAAAAGTGGATCAACCGGCCATACTTTTAAGGGAATTATAAACGATGGTGATGATGAAATAAATTATGCTGTAAAAGTAGTTGCTTATCCAAGAAAAGAAAAATATGGGAATATATATGATGCAAGAAGACCTGAAAATGCTGAATTAATGATGATAAAATTACTTAGTTATTTTGTGGTAAAACATCAAACACCACATATTGTTCTACCGATTGGAACATTTAATACAGAAATTAGTAACTTTATAACACTTGTTGATGATAATATAATTGATAAAGATGAGAATCATCGTTATGTGGAATTTATTGATAGATATAATAAGAAATATTATCATAATACAGTATCAATATTGATAAGTGAATGGGCTAATAGAGGAGATTTATTAGATTTTCTGAGGAAACATTATAAGAAATTCACATTAATACATTGGCAAGTAATATTTTTTCAAATATTGGCGGTATTGGCAGTAATCCAATATAAATTCCCAGCATTTAGACATAATGATTTAAAAGCAAATAACATATTGGTTCATAAATTGGATAGACGGAAAAAGCAAACAATATATACAATTGTAAATAAACAATATTTGTGCCCAAATATTGGTTATATAATTAAATTATGGGATTTTGATTTTGCATGTATACCGGGAATTGTTAATAATACCAAAGTAGAATCAGAATGGACAAAAGAAATAAATGTTATACCTGAACAAAATAAATACTATGATATGCATTATTTTTTTAATACATTAATAAAAAAAGGATTTATGAATCAAATAATAACAGATGAAGAAAATGTCCCACAAGAAGTTCGTGATTTTATATATAGAATTATACCTGAAAAATATCGGAATAAAAGTAAAAAAATAAGTAAAAATGGAAGGATATTAATTAAAGATGAAATAACAACACCAAATGAAGTTTTAGTTAATGACCCATTTTTTGATAGTTTTAGAAAAAATATCAAAATGGAAAAGAATTATTCGGAAATGAAAGAATCATCAAAGAAATCATCGAAGAAATCATCAAAGAAATCATCAAAGAAATCATCAAAGAAATCATCAGATAAGACAACAAAAAAATCATCAAAAAGGAAAGAAAATAAAAAATCAAAAAATGAATCAAAAGAGTCTAATAGTAAAATATTATATGATATGAAATTAGAGGATATAAATTTAGATGAATTATTGAGATAAATTATTAAGATTTTTTATTTTCTCCATTTGTTCAACGGAAGGACTTGAAACTAAACCGAGACCATAAATATTAGATATATTAGATATATCTATCATAATTAATTTATCACTTTGTAAATTATTTATTTTATTTTTAATACTATTATCATTTTTTTCAGAAATGACAATATAATTTGACGCTTCAAGATTATCATTTAAAACAATACCAAATTGCGAAAATCTATTAAATTTAGTATAATAGTATCTATAATACATATAAAGATTGTTTAAAATAGATATTAAGAGTAATAATATTATGAGTAATAACATAATATATATAAATAAAAAAATAAAATAATATATAAATATATATGGATGAGTATATTAATATTTTAAATAATTTTATAAATAATCCAAAAAAACAGTGTTATGAAATAGAACCGATTATAATTAAAAAAATACAACAATCTGATATTAAATTAGAAGAATCAAATGCAAATGATATAGAAAAAGAAATAAATAATTGTAAAACAGTTTTAATAAATAAAAATAATAATAAATATTATTTTAAGTGTGAATTAACATCTTCAAATAAATTTGGATTAACAGTTGGAGAATATGTAAATGCGAATGCGAATGCAAATATAAATAATAATAAATCAATGTCCTCTCCAGAATCAATCAATATGGCAATGAGTTATATATTAAGTGAAATAGCATTAAGAGAAGGGGTAGATAATTTATTATTACCAATTTTTAATTTAGATTTTAAAAAATTACAAAATAAAGAAATAACAAAACATATTAAATCAAAAAGTGGTGAATTATATGGGAATATAACTGAATATTATAATGAGACTGTTGATTTGATAGATTATTTAAAAAATAACAAATTATCATTATTAGAATGGAAAATTATGATTTTTTATATAATTTATTTACTTTATATTATTACAACAAATATGCATTTTAGGCATAATAAATTAGATTTAAGTGCATTTAAGATTGTAAAAAAAAAATCAGAAAAGAAAAAAATAAAATTTGATGATATTATTTTTGATATTCCTGAATGTAAATTTACAGTTAAAATGTGTAATTTCGAACACTCCACATGTTCTAATTATCCATATATGAAAACTCCATATAAAGACAATTTATATTACGATATTCACTATTTAATTCAGTCGATTATATACTTTTATGATGAAAATATAAAAGATAAAAATTCAGAAGAATTAAAAGAATTATATAAGTTTTGTATAAATATTGTTCCAAATAAATATCAATATAATAAAAAAGACTTTATAGGATTGGATGAAGAAGAATATATAAAACAAGTTGATATAGTATTATCGCCAAAATTAATATTAAAAAATTCTAAAAATAATTTCTTTTCACAATTTATAACGAAGAATATGGATTTATCAGTATCACCATTATCTGAAACATCATTAACTGAAACACATACTAAACGTAATAATAAACGCATGTTAGCAAAAAATATCAAACTTACTCGCGAAATGAATTTATCTAGAAAGAAATCAGCATCTGCGTCATCATCTACATCAAAAAATAACAATATTTTTGGCAGAGCTGAAAAATTATCAAAAAGATTATCATCTTCAGATGGTTCATCAGAAGAATCCGAATCGGAAGAATCTGGAAGATATTCAAAAACATCTGCAATGAATACAGCTGTTCAAAATATATCCCCTTCATCCACTTCAGAATCTGAAGAATATGGAAAAAAATCAAAGAGAAAACATAAAAAAACAAATCCTTTATTAAAAAATTTACCAGACAATTATAGTGGACCATTACCAGATCATTTAGCAATGCGACTTAATGAGGGAGGAATGGTACCAGGACAAATGAATGGAATGCCACAACAAATGCCAGGAATATATCCTCCAATGCCAACTGCGCAACAAATGGGTCCAATGCCTGGTATGGGAATGGGTATGCCACCAAATATGCCAATTGGTCAACCACCAACAATGTCTAATGTTATTCCTCCAGAAATGGGAATGCCAACACAATCTCTATCTCAAGGAATGGGTGCGGGAATGGGAATGGGTATGGGGATGGATATGGTTCAACAACAATCATTAAATCCCCTAATGCCCCAAATCCAGGGAGTTCCTAACCCACAAATTCCAGGTGTTCCCGGAATGTATCCAGGAATGCCAGGTCAAGGAATGGGATCTGCCGGTAACTCATTTGCATATCCACCAATGAATCAACTTTATGGTGGTGGAAAAAAGAAGGTGTATAAATTATCGGACAATTTTTTTTTTTAAAAAATAATAAAGATAAACAAGCAACTAAATTAAAACAAAAGGGTGGAAGAATTATACCATTATATAATCCTCAAAATAGTCCATTTGAATCAGTTGAAGAAAAAACTAAAAATCAAAAAAATTATGAAACAGAAATAAGACAAAATGAAAAATTAAAATTAAAAAAGGAGGCAAATTTTAATAAAGTTCAGCCAATAATTAATTTTCAATATTATCCAGAGCAAAAACCAAAACCAAAACCGAAAGAATTCCAAAAATCAACAATTGACCCAAGTTTATATATTGCACCAACCCCATTTTATCCCCCACAATATGCATATCAATATGGATTTCAACAACCAATGCCACAAGTAAATATTGTAAAAGAATATAATATAAATACTCAAGGTCCATTAGAAAACCATAATATGTTAAATTTAATATATGAAGATTCATTACCAACCCAATCGGGAGTTGGAACATTGGGTAATTCCGCAACATTATCAGAAAGAATTCAATTATTAAATTATATTAGATCAAATTTATTTTCAGGAGGAGATGGAACAGATATAGGTTTAGGAGGAAATGCATCGAAAAGTTTATTATCATGGATAAAATTTTTAGATATTAATCCATATAATTCAAATAAATTAAATAGTAATCCTTATAAAGGATTGCCTGATAATTTTTTAATATATAGGACATGTTATCCAATTAAATATGATGATAAAACAAGTAGTGTGCAATGTTCAAATGCATCTATGGGAATTAATGTTAAAATATTTAATATTACAAGGGGAGAATATAATGGGACAATCAAAAATACTGACGCATTAAATGAAATTACTTATTATAATAATATTAAAGAGAAGATAATATTGCCTAAAGTATCTCCAAATTTTATTAATATGTATGGATATTATAAAGTTGAAAATTCACAGATTGATTTTTTGAAAATTCAAAATAAAGATATAAAACCTAATGTTGTGAATAATGTTCTGAATAATGTTCTGAATAATACTGGGAATGTTGAAAATGTATCCAATCAAGGAGAGTGGATGTCATTATATGAAAGAAATATTAAACAACAGATGTATGAAGCAAAACATGCTCCAGCATATTTATTAGATAGTATGCCAAAAGCAGATAAAGTTGTAAAAGATAATCCAAATAATTACGTTGGCAATGCATTAGTAATATTAACGGAAGCTCCATTATATAATATATTAGAATGGGCATCAAAAATATATAGAAGAGATGGAAAAATATTAAAACAAGTTCAAACTGGATCATATGAAGAAAAAGTTTGGAAATCGGTATTATTTCAAATGTTAGTTATAATTAAAGTATTGGTGAGATTAAAAATTAATATGAATAATTTTGATTTAGATAAAAATCTATTTATAAAGGAATTAAAAGAAAGTGGTCAAAACATAAGATATTGGAAATATAATATAAATGGAATAGATTTTTATGTTCCAAATTATGGATATTTAGTATTATTTGATGTAAATTTTGATGCTCCAACTGAAAAAGGGCAAAAATTATTATTTGAAAATACAGAACAGAAAAAAATATATGATAAAATGTTTGATGTTAATAAATTTACATCAACAACATTTTTAGCAAATGGTGGAAATAAACCACCCGATAGTATTTTAAAATTAATACCTGATATAAGAAGTAAAGATATTTTACAAATAGACAATACATTTATATCACATTTTGGGGAATTTTTAAATAATAGAATTGGAACTCCATTAAATGAATTTGAAAATAAACCAGAAAATAAACAACCACATAATAATAATTTACATAAAGGAGATATATGTGTATATAATGATGGAAATATTTCAAAATTTGTATTATGTATTTCAAGTATAGATACAAATAATAATATAAAAATATATAATGGGAAATCAATTGAAGAATTAAGTATAAATGAATTAAGTATATATCCCAAAACATCAACATTAACACAAAAAGTTGTACCAAATGAACCAACATATAATGAAGATGAAATGTTAGAAATGTATATTTTATAAATTTTTTTTATAGAATATATATATAATGAATTATTCCCCTTTAATAACAAATAAAACTATGAAGTTTTCCAAAAATATTTATAAGACAACTGAAGATGACGAATACGATATGTATCAAGATAAAGTTCAACTTAAAAATAGTGCCAAACTTGCTCTCAAAGGTGAGAATTATAAGGCGTGTGATGTTACAGATGAATTATCTGATTTATTTTTTTCGGAAAAGAACACGACAAGAATCCAAAAACTTATAAAACGAGAAGTATTAACTAAAACCAATGGACAATTTAAACTTGATGAAGATCAAGCCGATCTTGATTTATTAATTGCAATGAGAGCAGTATATATGCAAGAAGCAAGACATTTACCATATAATATAAAACAACAAGTTAAAGATTTAAATAGAAAATTATTATTACATATTGTTCCAGATATGATAACAGCTATTAAACAAAATTATAGTTATATTAAAGAAATAAATGAACCAATTAAACCAATTATGAGGCCATTAAATGTTAATAATGCAGGAAGAAGAATGTTGCCTTCAATAACTTCCGTTTGGAATTTTTAATTTAAAATATTTAATTAAAATATTTTAATTTTTAAAGTGTTTATAAAGTAAATGAAGAAGAACCAACAGTTTGTTTAACAAAAACATAGATTGTTCCGTGAGTTTCAAATTTGCTTGCAAAAGAAGGAAGATTTCCAGTGGATTGGGTTTCACTTCCAAAGTATTTGATACCACTGGTTGATTTTTGTTGTTTAATATCATCATCTTCATCATAACGAGAAGCGTTAAGAGGAGAGTAGGATACATGTTCTTTGTTAAATTTAGTGTTGTCTAAAACAATTCCAGCAGAGCATCCAACAATGATATTTCTGTATTTATCTTCGGAAACATTTGTGAGTTCGGTACTTTCTAAGAACACGCAAGATTTGAGCTTAAATAATTCGTTTCCAATAGTGATTGCTGGTTCGTAGGAGATAGAAGTAGTGTTAATACTTTCAAATCCAGAGAATGCAGTTGGGAGACGGCTAAAATTATAAGGTTCAACGAGATTAGCATAGTTGAGTGTAGAATTGTTTCTACGACTGACATAGAAGACAATAATATCACGACTGTAGATAATTTGTTTAGTCTTTGGAATAAGCATCTTGTTTTCAACATACCAGTCTGGTTGAGTGAGAGCAGATTCAAGTTTGTATTTAGCATTGGTCTTGATAACTGGGAGACGGTAATTGATGATTGGGACAGTGGAAACTTGTGTCATTGCAAGAGGATTAATGGAATAACTTCCAGTCATTTGAGATGCATTGAGAGAAGAGAGACTGACAATTGTAGGACGGAGGGAGAATGCTCCGAATAATTTACGGAGAATAGCTCCTTCATCTTTGACAAAAGACATATCTGGTGCATCAAAAATGTTATTACGGCAGTTGAATAATGCAGTTGTGAAACTTCCAGCATCAACATCAAAATAACGGGATTGACGGAGTTCACGAACTTGTTTCCAGAGTTCAACTTGAAGAACAACACGGCTCTTAAGATCAGCAATTGGGTTAGAAGTTGTTGCGGCGCATGCAACTTCATTAGGATCATTCATAATATCCCAATAGAGTTCCCAATCAGGGTTATTACGGATTTGTGTTCCATTGTAACGGGATTGAACAACATTGGAAATACTTCCAATAATTAAATGTTCATCAATATATTTTATTCTTGGTAAGAAGAATGCTGCAACTATTGGGTGAACATAGTTATATGGAGTATGTCTTTTATTGTCATAGTGTCCAAGAAGTGCTTGAGTTGCACAATCTGTATAGAGAAGACTTTGTGTAACAACTTGTTGATGAAGAACAAGATTATCATTATGTACTTTTAATATTTCTTGTAAAGTAGAAAGATCATTAGTTTTAACATTCATTTTTCCAGCAGATTCTTGGGTATATCCAAAAAGTTTGCTAAGAGGAGTATTTGGAATGACATTCGAACTATTTTGAGCGAGGGAAGTATCACTTAATGCAATTCTCACAAAAGCGGAGAAATCATCATCTGGGAAACCCCATTTCTTTTTAAGTTTTAAAGCCTTTTCCATAATACGTTTTGTTCCAAGATGACTGTATCTTGTAATAACTAATTGGGCAAATTTTTGTGCCTTGTGTTTAATTTTAGACATACGTTCTTCAAATTCAGAAAATGCCTTGGCAACTAATTCCTTGTCATTGTATTTTGACTTGAGATGAGCAATGGCAGTTTGGTCATCTGCACCATCTCTTATTAATTTACTGATATCGCTTTCTTTTCCTCTAAATTCATTGACTCTTGAGTCTGACATAATATATATATGTTTTTGATAAAAAAAAAATTAAAATTCTATATATTTAATTTAAAATTATATATTTATTTAATTATTATTTAGTATTTTATTTAATTCTTTTTTATATTTAGAAGTAAGTGTTATTTTTTCCGCTTTTATTTTATCTATTTTTAATATTTTATCTATATTACTTGCGTTAAAATTATATCCCGAAAATAATTCAGCTATTTTATTTATTCCTTCAACGCAATTTGGTTGTATTGTTTCAGAATCCACATTTTTTTCATCTTCAATATTATCAAAATCTATATGATATTTTATAATTTGATTCAAATAAATATAATCGTCAATATTTAAATTATTTATATATTCATCTATGTTTCCAATATTCTTTTTATTTATATACTTTATTGATGTTCTATAAAAATCTTCTGGATAAGTTAATTTAAAATCATCTTTATTTCTTAAGGTATTTATTAAAAAAGATGGTAATACACATGAATAAAAACCATGAACATCATATAATGACCAATTCTGATTCCCATATATATAATTTTCAATAATATCTCCAAATGACAATGATTCCGATATATTTTTTGCAACTGAATAACATGCAGGATTTTTTGTATCTAATGTTTTTATATAATTCTGTTGTATCATTAACGGTAAATTAACTTTATCTGATTCATAATTCTGCAATATATTATTAATCCCATCATATTTAAAAATTAAATTATCAGACGATTTCCAAAGATCATTATCCAAATCTTTTTTCTTTGATATATCGCAAAATTTTGTTAGATTTTTCGAGGTTATTGGTGTTTCATTATTTACTGATTTTAATTCTTGTAATAAACTTATTAATCTTTGTAAATCATATTGACAATGTGGAATAAATTTAGTTGTTATTATTTTATCATTCTCCCAATTTATTTTCTCTTTTTCCGATATTTTTTTAATTATATTATACATCTCATTCACATTCGGTGACTTCATTTTAATAGATGCAATTGCTTTTTTCTTTAATTCTGAAATAAATTTATTATGTTTATTATTACCAATTAAAATTATTGGTATTATTTTCTTTTTATCATTCAAACTTACTAATTCATTTATACAACATATATCTGTTTTAGATGTTATCGAATCTAAATTATCAATTACTAAAACTGTTTTATTTTCTTCATTATTTATCATCGATAATACATTATTATTATTTATCATACTATTTAATATCTCTGGGATATTCTTTATTTTTATTTTATTAAAATTTATTATTTTTATATTAAATTTCAATTCCTCTAATATTGTCATTATTGCACATGTTTTTCCAATTCCATGATTTCCTGAAATAATAATAGTTGATTTCGTATTTTCTTTTAATAATTTTATTATTTGTTTTATTACATCTTTATTACAATCAATTTCTGATATTGATTTTGGCCTATATTTATTTAACCACAAATTACTATTTATTCCTTTACTATCATTTGGATTATAATATTCCATATATATGTATATATTAATTATATTCATATATATTTTTTTCAATTTTTATCATGCAAATTATCATTTTTCCCTAAAAATAGATAATTCACATGGATCGATATTATCAGTTTCGTCAATATTTAATATTTTTTCTACTTCACTATCAATTGAATCAATATCCGAATCATTTAAATAATCACTATCTATTACTTTACATTCGGGTATATTTCTTATTTTTTTTTCAACATCATTATTATTAAAATTACTTTCTTCATTTATAAAAGGTTTTAACCCTCGTTTTGTTAAATGTATTAATCCACATGATGTACAACTCCCATTATATAAATTTTTAAAACATAATTGATATTTTTTATCAAATATTCCATATTTACAATTATATCCTCCTGGACATTTTTTCAATACGCATTCATTGCATATTTTCGTAAAAATTAATAATTGTTTATATAAATAACTATTTGCACTTAAATCGATAGTTAATTGATTATTTGATCTTATCATCTCGTATAATTTTAATTTATGATCATATATTTTTTGTTCATCATATGTATGTGCATACAAACATTTATTATCATAATTACATTCGCCAAAATTTAAAATATTATTGCATAATATTTTCTTCTTATTTTTTTCCACTAAATAAGACATTTGTGAATTCATTTGAGGATTTTTTTCATTTTTTTTAAAAGAATAATTTAATTTTTGATCACTTTTTTTTTTCGATACCACTAATTTCCAATCATTTTTTACTTTTAAATTATTTTTTTTTTCAGTATTATTATCGATATTATTATCGGTATTATTATCATTATTTTCCCAATTATTATCATATTCATTGTCATTATCTTCATTTAATACAGCAAAATTATTATTATTAAATTTATTCATTATCTTCTATAACTATTATATTTTTTTTTCTTTATATATTTTCTCTATATTTTTATATAGTTTAATAATATAAATGTCTGACAACAATAACTATTCTGATAATACTGATGACAATGACAATGACACAACAGTAGAATATTCTGAACCAACATATGAAAATTATGTTATTCCTAAAGGAACAAATTTATATCATTCATCTTTTAAACAAGGAGAATTTAATCCTCGTGAAATAAGATTAACTGAAGAAAATACATTAGTTGCATTCTTTTCCAGTTCAAAAAATCTTGCATTAGATTATATTATGCACTGCAAATTAAAACCAGAAGAAAATGCATTTATACATAAATTTAGAACAAAAACTGATATTGATCGAATAAAAATTATTTCAATTAATGATCTGCGGAAAGGACAAAAAGATTTAAGTTTTATTCAAGATACTTTTTGTAATCCATCAACCGAACCATTTAGGCAAAAATATAATGGTGTTGGGTTTTTTTATAATTCTTCAAATCTTAAATCTAATACAAATAATAATGAAACTAATAATGAAATAAAAATAAATAATAAAAAAATAATATCTAAAAATAATATTAAAGCAGAATTTGCATTGTGTGATCCAAATATATTAGAATATATCAATACAACTAGATGTGTAAATAGTGGATTAAGTAATGCATATCGTTTTGATATTAAAAATTAATTTTAATTTTTAATAATAATAATAATATATGATATATGATATATGAAAAAAATAATAATTGATAATAAATTATTTAATCTTGAAGAACCAAATATTAAGAATAAATATAATAATTGGATTGATAAAAATATTTTTTTAAATAAATTAAAACAAATTGAAAAAGATATTCCAATTAGATATGATAAATATTATATCCTTAATAAAATTACATGGGAAAAAACATTTGGTGATTATATTGATAAAAATAATATAAAACCATCTGATATATTTATTGATTATATTTATAGATATAAAATTAAACAGAAAAAGGAAAAAATAAAGTTTAAAGGCACATATTATTTAAAGGACAAAGAACAAAGTTATGTTAAATTTGACAGAAATCAAATTTTAATTCTCGATGCTCTATTGAAACATGGTGGTCATACTAAAAAATATTTCGATAATAAATCAAAAATTTACCGTTATTCAGAACATTCCGGTTATTTAGATTTTTCTAATTCAAATATGTTGGAAAAAATAATTATTTCTGGTAATACTGTGATAGTTGATAAAATGGATAAAGAAATATTTTTGCCAAATAATATGCCAGATGCTTTAGATTTTGAATATATTTTTCATACTCATCCACCGACTCCAAAACCAGGTGGACGAGTAGATGGAGGGATATTATATGAAATACCAAGTAAAAGTGATCTATTTCATTTTATTGCCCATTATAATTTAGGAGAAACCCAAGGTTCTATTATTTTAGCGGCAGAGGGAATGTATATTATTAGTTCATTGGATCCATCAAATAAAATAAAATTAATAGATGAAAAAAAATTTAATTATGATGTTACTCAAATTTTTAGAAAAATACAAGAAAAAAATATAAAAAAATATGGTATAAAGTTTAATACTGAATTTTTCTATTCAATAATTGCACAAGATCTTAGCTTTATTAATGATATAAATAGTGTATTAAACAAATATAAAATACATATTTATTATTATCCACGAGTTAAAAAACACAATGAATGGATTATTGATACGGTTTATTTACCGATTCATATTATTGAACCAATACATTAATTTTTTAATCCAATTATCATGCAAAAAATAAAATAATATATAGTATTATTATTTTAATTATTATAATATCATGATATAGATTATTTACTTTTATTTATAATGAAAAAAATTATTGTCGATTATAATAATATATAAGTATGTTTAATCAAAAATATTTACCATATCTTTTACTTGGAGCAGTCGTTTTAATTCTTTTATATAAAAGATGTGAAGGTTTTGATGAAGCCGAAATAAATAATATTGTCACTGAAAAAAATAATGAATTACAATCCGAAAATGGACCATTATTTCTTCATCAAGAAGAAATTCCTATCATGCCAACTCATGTTGATCCTGATACCCACACTATTATGTCCGGTAGTGGTTTTACTTTACAAAAAGAAGTTGTTCCTGCCTGGGGTATTGATCAATATGGTGCAAATGATGCATTAGATGATGGAACTGGAAGCAATCTTGGTTTAACTTATAATTTATGCAGTCCTTCTTGTTGCTCCGACCAATATCCTGTCCCACACAAAATACCTGTTGACAAATTCGTATGTGATAATAAAGATGATTATGTCCCAAATAGTTATACTTGCTCAAATCAATGGCAAAATGCAGGATGTTTATGCATGACTAAAAAACAAGCTTCTTTCTTAACTGAACGTGGTGGTAATGCATAAAAAATTGAATAAAATATTATATTATTAATTAAAATATAATTATCAATATATATATATAATTTAAAAGATCTAAAATATGAAGAAGCTTTATGCAAAAAAGTAAAAATATATAATAATAAATTTACTGATAGATTAAAAATAGGTGATGATGCCTTTGTCAGTAAAGATAAAGTTTATGAAAGAATGAAAGATTATACAAATGGAATTATTGAGTTAATTCCATTTGAAGATAATAATTGTATATTCAGTGGCGGTTCACTTTATGATATTATTAGTGGCAATGATATAAATAAAAATATTATTAAAGATTTTGATATTTTTATGTATGGGGATTTTGACAAACAACACAAAACAGTGAAAAAATTAGTTAATAATTTGGCAAAAAAATTTAAAATAACAACTCTTATCCAAAAAAATATTGTTAATATATTTTTTGATGAATTTCCTAAAACAGTGCAAATAATAAATTATATATGAGATACTCCAGAAGACATTATTAATAATTTTGATTGTTCATATGTTAAATCTTATTACGATGGTAAAAATATTTATTCAACACTTGATTGCATTAAATCAATAAAAACAAGAACTGTTAAATTTTATTATTGTAGAAGAATGATAAGAATATATAAAGCTCTTTCTAGGAATTTAGATATCGAATATATTGATTGTGATATTATATATTATTATAAAAATAATATTGCTATTTTAAAAAGATTTAATTTTAATGATATTATTAATAATGACAGTGTCATTGATTATTTAAATTCTAATAAAACAATAAAAAATAATAATGAAGAAAAATTAAATAATATCATTGATAATTTTTACAATGAAAATAAAAATAATATAACATTAGGGAAACATTTTCAAATTATTTAGATAAATTAAACGATGAATCTGACGAAAAAAAGTTTAATGACAAAATAAAAAATTCAAATATCGAAAATATAAATTTAAATGATATTAAAATGGGTTTTATTGCCAATAATGATATAAAAGAAAAATTAAACTTTGATTTTGATTGTTCAGATAAAAAAATAGGATTTTTGAAATATAATAACAAAAGAATTTCTTTTGTGTTTTATGATATAAATTTTTATTATCCGGATTATGGAGGAGAACGTTCATGTTTTTTTAATCATAATATTCCCGGTATGAATTTTTTAGAATGGTTAAATGATCATATTATTAAAACATTAAATAGTTCAAATAATGAAAATATACCTAAAAAATTAATGAAAATTTTAAACAAATATAAAAATAATGATAATTTAACTATCGATATATTTAAAATATTACAAGAAAATAAAAATTTAGATCTTTTAAAAAATATAACATATAATTTATATAAAATTGTTTGTGATTTAAAATTTTTAAAAGAAACAGATATATTTAAATTTCAATCTCCAAAAATATTGAAATGTAATTATGACATTGATCATAATAAAACAAAAATTATTAAAAAATGTGTATATGATATCGAAATAATTTTTGATTTCATTTGTACATATGATGATAATAATAATATTACAAATTTAAATGGAATTAGTAAAATAATAAATTTAAAAAGATGCGATGATTATATTACTAATCACGAATTAAATATACATTTTTGTGATGATGTTTCTAAAATTATTATGTCATATTTTATTCCTTGTTTTTCTTTTAAATTAGACAATGATTCCTCTAAATTAGCCAATGATGATGACAAACCAGTAAAACATTCAGTAATACATGTGAGTAAAACAATTTTAGATTCTGATTCTGATTCTGATTCTGATTCTGATTCTGATTCTGATTCTGATTCTGATTCATATATGGAATGATTATTTTCTACAAGTAAAATAAAACCTTGCCTATAATTTAAATGCATTTTTTTATAAAAAAATATAATAAGAAATAAATATATGAATCTGTATGAGAAAAATATAGTTGATATCAAAAACGAATATACAACAATGTTAACAAATAATATATCCCCTTTAATATTTGAAGGAATGAAGGCTGTATATAAGGATGCCATAAAATATGAAAAAGAATTTAAAGAAAATGATGAAGGGAAAAATCCAGGAGTTCTTAAAATTTTTCAAATTCTACTCAATGATATACAAAAATTAAATGATCACCAAATTGAAAAAGAAGCGTCTCGATTACGTAAAAATAGTGTTGAATATATTGAAGATCTTGTGAAGGCTGTTATCAAAAGTTATATTATTTTATTAACATTTAATACAAATAAAAATAATAAAGAAATTAAATTAATTGATGATAAATTTCATATTGATGTTGATTTTAATAAATTTACTCATAAATGTTATATTGAAACTGCCAAAAAACTATATGAGTGTCCTGAATTATTTTGGACAGGATATACAACAATTGAAATTAAAAAAAATAGATTAACTGCCATTAAACTTATAGATGAAGCTGTTATTGAAGCGATCCGTAAAATGTTGCCAATGAAAGAAATATTAGAAGAATATAATAATAAAGATTATATTCGTTCTGAAACAGAAAGTCATTCAACACGTTCTACCTCAAGAACAACATCGCGAACAACATCGCGAACAAACGGAGATAGAAATGAACATGATGGATATATGAAATTTGATAAAATGATTGAAAGAGATCAAAACCCAGTTAATAATTTTAATGAAATTGACAGTGATGAATCAGATGTAGAAAAAAGAATAGATAAAATAGAAGATGATGTGGATAATAAAGTTGTTGATGGAGTTGATTTAAAAGATATTATTTTAGGTAAACAGGAAACAAATTTAGATGCATCGTCATTAAATAAAGAAATAGATACTGAAGAACAATTTGAGAGATTAAAAAATAATCCAAATGTGGTATTAGAACCAATTAATATAAAAAAAAATACATCTGTTAAAATAGGTGGAAATAAATTCGATAAAGATTTATATGATAAAATAATGAATTAAAATTGAAATAATAATTGAAATAATAATTAAATGAATCATTACTCAATATTATAATTTCATGACAACCATTATTATTCCAAAAGAAGATGTATATGAAATAAAAGATACAAAATATTTTTCTATTAAAATAACAAATAGAAATAAAAGTATCCGAATTTTAAGAGATATATATATATATACTGATATTGAAAAAAATATATCATTTGTAATTAAAGATTTGGCAAAACATCTTAAAATTAAATATTATTATAGGATCTCTAAAAAAGATTTAATTGATTTAATAACGCCTTTAATCATTTTTGAATAACATTTTTTTATAAATTATCTAAAGATTCGTATTATTTTTTTATTATATTTTCTTAATATAGAATATATGATTGATATTTTTTCAAATCCAGTTATAATAGGTCTTCTCGTGGGAATACTAACATACATGTATTTATGGTGGAAAAATGAAGAAGCTTATAAAAAATACCCCAAAAATAATCGTAAAACAAGCATTTTAATTCCTATTGCAACAACTGTTGTAACATTTATTTTAGCATATGGATATAATTATAATTTAGAACAACAATTATCAGGTGGAGGTAGTGCGAATATCGGTAGTAATCAAGTGGAACATAACTTGGGAGGAAATTTAAGTGATAATCTCAATGAATCATTCCATTTAGTTAGTAAGGGTGTTAATATTCCAAATAATTTAAAACTTCCTGATGTGTTTATTGAAACACAGTAATAATTTTTTTATAATTTACGTATGCGTATGAATTATTATAATATAATTCATATATATAATATGGTACTAAAAGAATTAGATTCTGGGGGGAGAACATTGCCTTTATTTGAATTTAAATTGGATAGTATGGCTGAGAATCCTTCTATTGTAATGATTGGAAAAAGAGGTGGGGGAAAAAGTTATGTAACGAGAGCCCTTATCGAACATTTCCATAAAATACCAGTTGGGATAATAATTGCTCCGACAGATAAAATGAATTGTTTTTATGGTAATTTTTTTCCAGATTTATTTATTTATTATAAATTTAGCAGTGAAATACTTGAAAATTTATTGGCAAGACAAGAAAAAATGATTGAAAAAGAGAAAGAGAAAAAGAAAGAAGGTAAAAAAATAAATTGTAAATCGTTTATTATCATGGATGATTGTATGAGTGATAATAAAAATTGGATGAAAGAACAAACTGTAAGTGAATTAATATATAATGGACGTCATTATAAAATAATGTATATATTAACATTGCAATTTTCATTGGGGATTACACCTGGTATGAGAAGTAATTTTGATTATATTTTTTTACTGGCAGATGATTTCGGTACAAATGTACAAAGATTGCATACGCATTATGCAGGTATGTTTCAAAATTATCAAGCCTTTAAAGAAATATTTGATCAAGTTACTGCTAATTTCGGTTGTATGGTAATTGTTAATAGAGGATCCAGAAAAACATTTCAAGAAAAAGTTTTTTGGTATAAGGCTCCTAAAAAAGAAGATATAAATGTAAAAATGGGGTGTGAACAATTTAGATATTTTCATAAAAAAAATTATAATAAAGATTGGAGACATAAAAATATAGGATTTGACAGTTCAGGATTCTTTAAAAGAGCCAAACAAGATAAAAACTCTACTATTCGAATTACAAGACTTGAAAAAGATAATGATGGATATATTCATCGTAAATAATTATAAAATAAATTTAATAAATAAATTATGCATTTCTATTAGCTTGTTTTTCTCCATCAGATTCATTTTCTGATTCACTTGCATCTGCTCCAGATTCATTGTCTGAAGAATGTTTAGCTTTTGATTTTTTTTTATTTTTCTTGGTTTCAACTTCTGATTCAGATTCATTTTCTGATCCTTCCTTGACATTCTTTAGTTTATTTTTTCCCTTAGATTTTTTTTTATCTTCATTTTCAGTTTCATCTCCAGATTCTTCTTTTTTAGATTTGGTATTTTTTCTTCCTTTAGATTTTTTTTTATCTTCATTTTCAGATTCATCTTCCGATTCTTCTTTCTTAGATTTAGATTTTTTTTTATCTTTATCTTCATCATCTGATTCATCATCATCTGATTCTCCTTTTTTAGATTTAGATTTTTTTTTATCTTTATCTTCATCATCTGATTCATCATCATCTGATTCTCCTTTTTTAGATTTAGATTTTTTCGACTCTTCTGACTTTTTTTCATTGGGTTTTGTTTCCGAATCATCGCCATCATCTTTTCCATAATTTGCCATTGCATCATCAACCTTTTGACATAATAGATGAGATAATTCTTTATCACAATGAATATCAACAGCAGTTCTAACAAATTTACTAGATAAACTTTTTAGAGTAGAAACCTTCATAACTTTGAGTGCAGTATTCGCAACTAATGAAGAAAATTTACCTAACAGGAATGATACAAGATTATGTCCAGATGTATCTAAAGATACATTTTCTCCAAATTTATCTGTAACAAATGAATTTAATTCAAATTTTGTAACAAATGTAGATGATTCATGTACAACTTCCGAATCAAATGTTTCCATGAAATTATTTAAAAGGTGGCGTAAATGCTTATCACGTTCAACCGCACGTATTAAATTATCCTCATTCAATTTATATAAACCAGATACATCTTTTTGGGATAGTTCCATTGTTTTTTTAAATAGATTTGAAAGTAATGCTGCAAGTGATGCAGTAAATGCAACTTGTCCTCCATTAAAATTAGGCATTTCTAAATCTTCTTGTAAACCGAATTGTTTTACAAGCCATTTTCTACCATGATTTACATTAAATGGTAATTTTGCACGCCTAGTCGCCTTATTGGAATGCTCTTCTTTTTTTTCTGCCTTTTCCGAATCTCTTTTTTCGGATTGTTTTTTTTCAACTTGTTTTTCAACTGGTTTTTCAACAGTCTTTTTTTTAGT